TTATTGAATTTCAATATTTGTAGGGTCAATGTAATCTTGCAAAGCTGTATTTGCCGCCCACTTTGTCTTTGCGTATTCAAGCACGGATTCAATGAGCCGTTCAATCTCTTTTGGTGTTATGAAAACGGTTACGATTTTAGGCAACTTTTCGTATATCCATTCAATAACCGCCGCTTTCTTCAATTCGCCCGTACCCGCTCCGAATTCTTTTTCAGCGCGGGAAACAAGAGCAAACAGAATCTTCTTGACAACCTCAATGCGTCCGTGTCTGTAAAGGAAAATCAGAACGGCAATAAACGCAAGAACAAGAATCACGCTGTCCCAATTGCCAATCAAGAATTTAATAATACCCATTGTCGCACCTCTCACTTTGTCACATTGGCGGAATCAACCCAACCCCAAACGCCCTTGCCGTCCTCGCTTACAAGGTGAATCGGGTGCTTTCCGCCGCTATTCATTACCGTTACTTTACAGCGGCTTGCGCTCCGTGTGGCGCTTGCTTTTTCCGCACTCGCGGACACGTACACATTGCCGCCCTTAAACTGCACAATGTCGCCAACCTTTATTAAAATCACCGCGCCGCTCGCCGTTCCAATGCCCGCGCCCTCAATGTCTGAAGCGTTTACCCAACCGTGAACGCCCTTGCCGTCCTGACTGATAAGGTGATATTTGTGAGTGCCTTTATTATATATGTTGCTTACCTTGCAACGGCTCGCGCCCTTTGTCACGGTTGCATTTTTCGCCGTAGAGCTTATATAAACGCTTCCGCCCTTAAACTGCACAATATCGCCGATTCGGATATTGCCGGAAGTGTTGACGTTCTGCCCGGTGGTAACGGTCCCAGAATTTCCGCCGCTATATTTCAGTGTACCAAGTCCAAGAACCGCCACGGGGTCAAGCAAATCACCGCCGTAATAAATATTGGGGTTTTTATCGTAATTGTCAATAAGCGTGAAATGCAGATGTGCGCCCGTTGAATGTCCCGTGCTTCCCACATTGCCTATCAACTGCCCCTTTTTGACGGTCTGCCCTGCTTTGACAGGCGCGGGCGCTATCATATGCCCGTAAAAGGTCGCTTTGCCGTCTGCGTGGCGCAAAAGGACGCGATTTCCGAAGCCGTCATTATTCTTTGCCGCGGAATCGGCGTTAATTACAACGCCGTCCGCCGCCGCGTAAATAGGAGTATTTGCCCCCGCCGCTATGTCAACGCCGTTGTGCCAACCTGACTTCCACGGCTTTCCCGGTTCGCACTTCTCCTTGAAAACTGCGGTAATGGAAGCGTTTGTCGTTCCTACAACTTCACTTAATTTCGCATAGGTCACGGCGGAGCTTGCGCCCGCTCCAAGCCGTTTGTTTACCTCGCTTGCAATATAGGGGAATTTGCTTGAAAGATACGGTCCCGGGCAACCCGTAGCCGCAAAATACTTGTGCATTGTCAAATTGCCGCTTTTGTCGCCTGTGAAATTCAACCTTTCAATGCCGTTGCGCTTGCATATGTCAACACAAAGGTTTATTGTCGCTTCAAGCGCCACGTCGCTAACGTGCCAATTCGGTTCGCCGCTGTCGTTGGCAACCTCAATTGTTATCGCCTGATGGTCGTTATCGGGGCTTGATGAAGTCCAAGCCCTATTACATTCCTCGACGTACATTCCAATGCGTCCGCGCGAATCAACGGCGTAATTCGCCGATACCTCACGCGTTCCGCAAAATGTCGCGCCGAATCCTTGCAATGTCGCATTGCCCGCGGCGTGGTGAATCGTGATTTTGCGAATCTTATCACGGCGGGGCTTGTTGCAATGCGGGGAAAACTGTGTGTATTCAACTAAACTGCTGTTGCTCATAGTGGTTTACCTCCTATATGTTTGTATGGTCTATGCTGTTTAAATCAACCGGGATTCCCTGTGTTTCCTCGGGGTTATCCTTTTTGATTTTGACTATGTTTTCCGCTTTTGCTTTCCAACAGTAGAAGCCGATTGCGGCGGCTGTGGGCGTTCCTATGTATGCCAATAATGCGGCAAGCTGTGAAACGTCAATCAACGATATTTTCACGCCGATAAAAACGCCTACAAAGTAGGTCAGCAGAACAAGCACAAGCACGATTTTTGAAAATTCGAGCTTGCGCGGGGCTTTAAGCGTTTGCGTGGTGTTCTGCTTCCTCTGCTTCTTATTCCCCGAATTGGCAATCAAAAACAGTATAAGCACCGCCGCCGCACCGCCCACAACAAGCGCCACAAGCGCTATAATGATATATAATGTCATTTTTATACCTCCGAAAATCACTCTTGCGGTTCGTCCGGCGGGTCAACGGGCAATGCCATACATTGGTGATATAGGTCTGTCGCAACATCATTTCCGCCCAATGCCCGGTATGCGTCATACGCGCGTTTTAGGTTCTCTTTTGCGTATATCGGGCAATATCGCCTTGATGTGTATTTGTCGTGTGAGCGTATAATTTCCGCTCGTAACAAGCATTGTAACCCGTCCTCGACAATCTGCGTATCCGTGGACTTCCTTCTTTTCCTGTCGCGAACCACGGGAAAAACCGTTGTAAAAACAACGTTGAAAACGCCTATTACAGCAACTATTACCGCGCTTTCCATAGAATCACTTCCTTTGCTCGTATGTCTAATTTTTTATTCGTAAAAAGCGGAACGGAAACCAACGTGCGCATAGTGGAATAAACGCGTGTCATTCAGATTGATTGAGAGAACACCCGCTGATGCGCCGCCATTCCAACCACCGCCGCGATACGGAATCCGTTCGTTATGTTGAGCACTCGTGTTGAATATAAATATCCCGTTATTCTCATAACCCGGGCTGTCGGAGTAAAGTCCAAGAGCTTTAAGAATCGGCGGAATGGTTATGCCGCTTGCTACTGCTATTTCTTTAAACTTAGTGACTTCCCCATTTAATGGTGGTGCTGTGGTCGTTGTGGAAATTGTCAACTTGTTGTTAATCAAATCATACTTTAATGTGTCAGTCGCTCCGGGCGTTACAAATGTGCCGTCCGCTTTAATCGCTTTCCACTCGGTGGACGTTGCAGACATATTGCAATCAAACTTCATTGCGTTTCCGTAGGGGATAATCTGAATTTCTCCGTTTTCAAGGCGCAAACCGCTCACCCACTCCCAAACGTTGCCGTTAAGGTCTGCAATACCCGACATATCGTAATTATGATACCACGTTGACGGTCCGCTTCCTGTTGCAGTTCTGCGTGTTCTCCCCTCATTGTCGAGAGGAGATGAAGGCACGCCCTTTTCGTGGGGGTGTCCTATATCCGCGCCATAGTTATTATTACCGTGAGGTATTGTTCCGTTCTTATTACACCACGCGGCAATTGCTGTCCACATAGCATTTGTGATTAAATGCCAACCCGCTCCCTTATTGCGGCACACGGTCAACGCACGGGCAAAGTCAATATCTGTAGCGGGTTCTTTCATAGGGAGTGAATAAGCGCGGTCATTTACAATCACATTCAGATATTTGCTTATGTAAACAACCTGTTTTTCCTGCCCGTCAACCACGAACGCGGGCAAAGGTTCTTGTGCGCCGCCCTCAAAAACGTCCGAATAATTCAGCTTTGGAAAAGGAACAACAACGGACGGCATACCCAAATCATCAAGCAACACCGTGTTGTGTCCGCCGCTCAAAGATTCAACGGCAAGTTTGAAATCATCAAAATTTGTCATACTGTTTTACCTCCTGATTTTATATCAACGCCCAAAGCGTTAATTTACATCTGCCAATGTCGAACGGTAAGGGCATAGAAATTTCCTTCGGTTCGCCGTTTTCGTCCGTGCCGTCTGCGATATAGTCATAATCGCGGGGCGGAATGTCGATTTGTGCCGCATAGCTTTCAGCAAGCCCGGGAATAACACCCGTTACCAAATTGCCGTACTTGTCGCGGCAAATGTCAATGTGGTTTTCGTCGTCACGTTCGAGCTTTTCAAGGTTAATCGTCAATTCATCATCTCCGAATGTAACCTTGTTCCCGCTGACGGAAAAGGGGATTTTCTCGCCCTCGTTCTGCTCAACAACAATAATTGTTTTTTTAGCCATTGTGTTTGTCCTCCATTTCCTTTAATTCGTGATACGCTTCACGCGTGCGGGCGGCGATAACCTCCGCCGCTTCTCTGTCGGCGCTTGTTACTGTTACGCCCTTTGAGCGTCCAAACGTTTCAAGCACATATGCTTCCCGCGCCTGTCTTTCCTCCGACTTGATGTGTACGTTTGCCATTTAAATTGAACCTCCCCGAACCGTATACTTTACCGTAACGCTTGCCGCTCCGCCCGTATAGGCGATTTTAAATCCGTTCTTCAGCTTATCGGTGACAACGATTCGCCCAACGCTCGCGCCGTCCGCGGGCGTTACAACGCTTGCGTCAACGGTATAATCACCCGTATCACGCGTCTTTGTCAGTGATACGGACTTTTTGGAATTGTTGAACGGGTATGCGCTTGTGTTTTTAAGCGTGATTGTCGCCGTTTCACCGTCAAGCGCGGTGATTTCGCGTTCGTGCTGAAGCGCAACTCTCGCAAGCTCCGCCGCCGTTTCGTGCGCCGAAAAAATGCCCGTTTCAATGTTGTTGAAATTCGTTGCGTTCTGCGGCGTTCCCTCCTGAATCACTTCACCCTCAACGGGAATATGACTTATTGTTCCGTCCGAGTTGTTTTGCTCTCTGAATCGGTTGTCATACTGCGTAACGTGGTCACGCCAATATGTTTTGTTGTACATAATTTACACCTCCTTGAAATCAAATGTAAAGCGGTACAAAACGCCCTCTTGTACGCCTTTCAAAACGATTTTTTCCGTTTTTGTAGCCCACAAATCATTATTTGTGTCAAAAAGCTGTACTTCCGTAATTGTAACGCTGCCGCTTTTAGCGGATGTGATAGAGAAATACACCGCAACGCGCCCGTCCGGCAAACGCTCGCGGCGGTGAATCGGCGCGTCATAATATACGTTTCCGATTTTATAACGCGCTTTTGCAATTTTCCTGTTCGTGTCCACCCTGTAGCCCTCAATTGCGGCTTTTGTGAGAATCGGCATTGATTTCACCCTTTCTTGTTATTTTTTGCAACGCTTGTTCCGCAACGTTTAACGCTGAAAGAAAATCCCTCCGCCGTTACTGTGGGGGTAACGCCTCCTTCGTCTGTTTCCCCCGCTGAATTCGTGTGCGGCTTTTCGCCCGCGTTGTTTTGCGCCGTTATATCGGCGGTATACAAAAACGAATCCGCCGTAACCTCGGCGGAAACGCTGTTGTCAAAAGTTGTGTACTCTGTGCTTCGTTTGGGAACGTTGCCGCTTTGCTCGGAGAAAAACAGATATTCCCCCGTTTCGGTCTGCACGGAAACGCTTTCGTCAACGTTTACCCATTCCGTACTTCGTGCCGGGGCATTGCCGCTTTGCTCGCTTGCAAATCTGTAATTATCCCCGCCCGCCCGAATCTCGACGGAGCTTTTCGACGTTCCGCCGCCCGTGTTTCGGTGCGGCGATTCACCCGCCGAATAACGCCCCGTAACACCCGAAATATCTTTGTAGGCTTGTGTTTCGGGTTGCGCTGCGATTGATACGGCGTTAAGCTCCGCAACCGTTGAACGATAGGGCTTTGTGCCAACTTGCGGGAATCCGTGGGTGCTGCTTATGCTATCGGCGTAAATATCAACCATTGCGCCCGAAACGCCGCCCACCGTATTCCGCCGCGGGCGAGTTCCCGCTCTGTAAGTGTTGGTTCGCGCTATGCTGTATTTATAATACGCTGTTCCCGTATGGATTTCTATAACGGCGGACATTTGATATACAACTTCCTCCAAATGCGCCGAAAGCCGCTTATAGAATTTTGCCGCGCTGACTATCTGCAATAAATCCAAAGGGGCTTTTGCGTTTGTGAGGTCTAATATAATTCGGAAATGGTGATGTGTGCCGCCGTACTCGAACCACTCTTGCACCTCCGAATTTGGGAATAAATCACCAAGCGCCTTGACAACCGCATATTTTGTCCCCAAGCGCTTATGTATTTGTACACTGCTTTTTATTATTGCGCGTTTCGCCGCTATCGGGTAATCGTCATTATACCAATCAACGTGCAAATCACGCGCAAGAATATCAAGCAATGCTTCGTCCAATTCGTCAATGTGCGGATAAATCAGCGTAAGCCGCGCAAGCTGTATATTCTGCTGAAGCTCTCCGGCTATCGCTCGCCCAAGAGCAAGCATTGATTTGTCATTCTTCAGCGGTTGAGGTAACGCACGCGTGAAATCCACGTTGTACACGGTGTTATTCATCTTCTACACCCCCGTATATAACGTTTTCGGTTTTCAATATAGCAACGGCATTGTCCTCAATTTGTGTAAACGCGGGCGCTCTTATTTCAAGGCGCTTTATTCCCGCGCTCATAAGCATTTCACTTAATTTTGACGGGTTAATGTCACGCCCCATTTTTTCAGACTGCCATTTTTTGAAATTCTCCAACGCCGCCTTGACGTTCTGCTGAATAATGGCGGTACTGCTTTCGCTTTGTGAGGGGATATAATAAGTAACGTCGATATTGTAATTGACAATATCGGGTGCGGACACTTGCACATAATCAGTAAAGGGGCGCACCTTGTCTGCGTTGACTGTATCAAGTACAAGCTGAAGCATTTGGTCGTCCGGCACTTCTCCGTTTTCAAGCAATATCCGAATATCCACAACGCCCGGTTCGGGGCTTGTCGGCTTAACGTCTGTAATTCTTGCGCTTGCGGTTTTCGCCCAATATACATATGCGCCGAACGGTCCCGCCGTGGAAAATGCTTCCATACTATCCCGCAAGCGTTCATAAAACGCTTCGTCCGTTTCCTTATCCGCGCCGCCGTCCGTAGTTGTGATATTTTCAACCTCTTCATAGAATGGGAAAAGGTCTACAATCTGCGAAATCTGCCCCGCAACAAATCCGTTGCCCTTTGCGCCTATTGTGATTTCTTTTCCCGTCACGGGGTCGATTTCCGTTGTTATACATTTCGCCGCCGCGTCTGCATATAATTCACCCGGCGGAATCGTGGCTGTTTCGGTCGTTTCAAAGATTATTTCCCCGTTTATCGTTGCACGCGTTCCAAGCGGAACGACTTGCGCGGAAGGCTGAACCGCTGAAATATGAAAGCGCAAAGTTGTTGTTGCGGGTTGCGCTTGTAGCCGCTCGGTATCTTTGAAAAGCTCTGCAAGCGAATCCAAATAATCACCTTGCGCATAACGCGGAACGTTCTGCTTTGCAGATTCGTTTATTATAATGCGTTCTTGCATTATAATATCCGCAATCCATAATATAAAAAGCCTTGCGGGGTCAGCGGGGTATAATGTTCTTCCCGTAAACGCTTCATATGACATTATAAGGTTGTTGACAAGCGTTTCGGTGTTTGTGTCAACAAAACTTATGTCGGGATATTTCTTATTCGGCATTTATTTCCACCTCCAAGCAAGGATGTAATTTCCCCGTGGATTCGTCCCTTTCAAACGATATACCCACGATTTCCGCCCGCGGCTCATACCGTTCAATTGCTTCGTAAATCTCCGCGACAAGCAAGGATTCGGCAACGGGCGTCGGCTTATCAATAAAACCGCCCGAAAGCCCAAAATCACGATACAGCGGCGCGGTTTTCTTTATGGTCTGCAAAATCATTGAAAGATTTTGCAATATTTCTTCTATCAGCGTTGCGGGCGCAAGATTTATTTTAATCGGCTCGCTTGCTGTCACGCTGTAAGACATTGTATCACCTCCCCGCGTATGCCGTAAGCGATACGTTGACGTTTGCAATAAGAACGTTTCCCTTGTTGTCTATGCGGTCATAATCGGTCGACAGGCTTGTTATAACCCAATTTCCGTAACTCTGCCGCCCTATTACAAGGTGCATTATTCTTCCCGCGCGTTTTGCCGCTTGCAAGCTCGATATTTCGGCTTGCGGGTCAACGCCCAAAAAAGCGGAAAGCGCCATTGTAAAGGTTATTTTGTCGGGGTCATTGCCCGTGAATTCAAGCAATGTGTCTTTCAAGTGGCGGTTGTGGCTTGCGTATTTCGCCGAACCGCTGCGCTTCAAGTCGTCAAAGGTCTTTACCTGATTTGTCGATACAGAAAACACAACGCCGCCCAACGTGCCAATTGTAGCCATTTAAATACCTCCCAACACAAAGCCGTCACTTTCTCCGTTCGGCAAAAATAAGCAAACCACAAATTGCCCGATATACGGCAACCACGGGTAAACCGTCACGGTCTGCCTATGCTTTTTATATTCGATAATACCATTAAGCGGGCATTCCGAAGCCTTGCCCGTGCAAGATACGGGAATCGGGCTTCCCTCGTTGATAGTTTCCCGCTTTTCGTATTTGATTATTTTTTCGTTTTTGATAACGTCTTTCATTTCGGCGTATTCTTTTTTTACATAGGATTCACCCAAACCAAGCGTCCTATCGTGCGAATTGTATTCCGTTGAATAGTCCCATTTTTCTTCGCTGCCCAATTCCTCAACCCATTTTTCAATAGTTATAAGCGGCTGATTCTGAAGCACTTTCAACGGTCCCGAAATCAAGGGATTTCCGTCCCCGTCCAACATATCCGCAAACTTAACGCGCACGGTGCGCGAAGCAATATCAACGGAGCTGACGCTTCCCGCTCTTACAACTTTGTTTAAAATCGCTTTTGCGTCCATTTCCATATCAATATCCCTCCAATATGCGCCTTAATTTAACTTGTGTTGTGTAGCCGCTCCCCGTGACATTGTGGGTTGCTGTTTCAACGATATATTTTTCGTCAAACATTCCGAATCCCTCAACCTCAACGGTAACGCCCGCGACAAGCGAAGCGTCGCCAACAAGCGAAAATTCCGCCGAACACTCGGACTTGTTTTTTTGCCGTAGCCGTTTCATAGCCAATTGCCGCGCTTCCTCTCGGGTGTTCACTTTTTCGTTGATTTCCAACGTCTGCCCGCTCTTGTCGCTGTCGCGCGGCGTGTATGTGTATTCTATTGTTTGGTTGTTTGACGGGTTTGTATAAATGACGTGGCACTTGCCGTATTTCGCGTCGTTCGCCGCCGCCGAAAAGCGGTAAGATGTAATATCAGCTTCGCCGCGCTTTATTTTACGCACCGCGTCTTTTTGCTCATATTCCGCCGCGTCAAACAGAACCAAGAAACGCGCGGACGCTTTCAAAGCAATTCCCGCGTCCTTGCATAACCCTTGCAAAAAAACAATGTCGGATATTTGAACCTGTTCGCGGCGCGTATAATACGGGTCGTATTCAGATTCAAACATACACTTCATATTGTTTTTTTGCGCAATTTCATTTGCGATAGTGGACAATTTAACGCTTTCCCAAGCTCGGGATTTCTTTTCGTTCCGAACCGTGGACGTGTGCGGCAATGACGTTGCTTTAATGGACGCTTGCCCCGGCGGTCCCGAACAATCCAAACTATCAATTTCAAAAATGCCGCAATCAAGCACTTTGTCTTTGCCGTCTGTTTCCCAATTCTTTTGAATTATCACCGCCGCAATTTCCGCACCCAAAATAGAACCGCTTCCATCGCTCCCGCTACTGTCCGAATCGCTTTCACTGCCTGTCGCTGATGAAGCGCCGCCGCTTATCTGCGATTCGTCCACCCACCCATAAACATTTGACGAAGTGCCTATAAGGTGATACGGGTGCGGCGCTCCCTTTGCGATATTGGTTATTTTGGCTTTCCCCGCCGTGCGGTTTCCGCCTGTCGGTGTAGTCGCCGTGGAGCTTACATAATGCGTGCCGCCGCTGAAGTCCACTTCGTCCCCGATACTGTATTCACCGCCGCCCGCTTCTGTAACCGTTTGTTTCGTGTCCGATTCGGACACGTCCGAAAACCAATCGTTTATCCAAACACCTTCGCGATCGTCGAGCGAAATTTGCAAATCGTCTGTTTTATCCTCCTCGTGGTCTGTATAGGTCAGTTGCAGAAGATATTTATTCATATCGGTGCTTATATCCACGCCGTCAATTTTAACGACAATTTCCGTGCGCCTTGCAAGTCCGCGGTCGCTCATTATTTATTCGCACCTCCTCTTTTCCACGGCGGCAACCCCGAAGCGGCGGGTATCTCCACTTCGGGAATCGTCAGGGTAACGCCCGCGGGAAAAATCACAACATCTTTATATTTCAAATTGCTTTCAATAAGCGCGTGTGTATACATTTCGCTTCCAAGCGTCTTGAAAGCTATCAAGTCCCACATATCGCCCGAAATAGTTGTATACTGTTTAAGCAAAACTCATTCTCCTTTCGTTCTCCCGCTCTTGCCGCAAGAAATCCTTGAACATCTGCATTAACTTTTCGTTGTTCTGCTTTAGCTTTTCTTCCAAATCTCCCGGCTTGTCGCCCTCAACGTAAATTGTGGGGTTGTAGTTAATTTCAAATTTCGTTTCGCCGCTCGACGTTGGAATTGTCGAAATGTCAGGCTTTGCCGCTTCTACACCGAATTTCTCAACCGCCGCATTTTTTACAGCGCCGATAAATCCGCCGACACGTTCAATTATCGTTGCGGGGCGGGGTGCGTTCTGCTCTGTCGAGTTTATTGCCTTTGCCTTGTTGATGTTGTCAAGAATCGTGGTTGTTTGCGCCGCTGTAAATACTTTGCGCCCTCTTGCACCCGTTACCAATTCGCCGCCCTTGCCGTTTACATCGCCCGCAATGAATGTGTCGGGCGTGGAATCCGAGCCGCTCTCAAATTGTGGAATATCCGCGTTGACATTAACATCTTTGTTTCCTCCGAAAAGACCTCCGAAAAAGTCAGCTATCGCGCCGCCTACGCCCTTGAAAAAGTCGATAATGCCGCCGACCGTACCCGTTATGGTGTCCCAAATACCTTTGAAAATGTCAGCAATGCCGTTCCACGCCTTGCTCCAATCGCCCGTGAATACTCCTGTAATAAAATCAATAATGCCTTTCAAGATACCCGTTACTGATTCGATTATGGGCTTCAACGCTTGTATTGCCGCGCCCAAAACGCCGCTAAATAAATCTGCAAGCAATTGAATGACAGGCATAAGCGCTTGCAGTACTGACATCAGAATTGGCAAAACTGCATTTATCAAATCTTTAATCGGTGGGAGCAGTGTTTCTATTACCGTTATAATTATCGGTAACACGTCTTTGACTAACTGTGATATAATCGGCATTAACGCTTGCAAAAGCGTTGTGATTATTGGCAAAACGTCCGTTATTATGCTTGTGAGAATTGGCAAAATCATTGTTATAATGTCAAGTATCACGGGCAACAAATCTTTTACAAGCTGACATATTATCGGAACAAGTTGGTTTATCAGTTCAATAACAACGGGCAAAATCGCCGTTATAATCTGCCCCAAAAGCGGCGCAAGGTCTTGTGCTGCCTTGATGATGAGCGGCAACATTTCCTTTCCCAACTCTTTAAATTGTTCTACTGCTCCAACCAATACGGGCTTCAGTTCCTCAAAAGCCGTTTTGAATGGCTCAATAAAGCGCGAAATATCATTCCCGGTTAGCTTTAACAAAGCTATTGAAAGCGCGGAAATAATTGCAACTATCGGCATTGCTTTTCCAAACAACCCGCCGAATAAGCCGCCTAAAGATTTCAACGGTCCGCCGACAACTGCACCTACGCTTTTCCCTAAACTTGAAAAAACTCCGCCGATTTTACCAAGCGGTCCCGCCGCAATTTTACTTCCCAAACTGCTGAATGTGCCGCCGATTTTACCGAAAACATTCTTAAACGAATTTCCGATAAATCCAAAAGATTTACTAAGCGTACTGCCAATTTTACCGAAAATCTTTATTTCCGGACCGCCCGCAAGTTTACCAATTGCCGCCCGCACACCACCAACAGAGCTTTTGACATTCTTGAAATAGCCCGCAATCGACTTTCCGAACGCGGTAAATTTGCCGCCGCCCGTAACTGCCGCTGCGGCGTTTTCCGCCATATTAGTGCGAAGCCCTAAGAACGATTTAACAACCTCTAAAACTCCGCCCTTCATCTCCAAAAATCCGAGTTTGCCCGCAAGACTGCCGACTTTCAATGCGGCAAGTCCGCTTGCAACCTTGACAATTTGCTTGATTACTTCGGGGTTGTTTTGCGCAAACTCGTTGGCTTTGTTGAGGAATTCCGTTACTTTTTGAACGGCTGTTCGTAAATTCGGCAAAAACATTTCGCCTATAGTGGTCGCCAATCCGTCCCAAGCCGATTTTGCAAGTGTAATATCGCCGTTTAGGTTGTCAAGACGGATTCCCGCCATTTTCTCCGCTGCGCCGTTAGCGTTGTATATCGCGTCTGCAAGTTTGGTGTAGTCCTCGCTACTTGCGTTGACAATAGACAAAAGCCCCGCCATTGCTGTTTTGCTTGCAATTGCTTCAGCTTCTTGAATTTTGCCTGCGTCCGTCATATCTTGTATTGCGTCCTGAACGTCCGCATACAACGCCGCTTGCGTTTTCAAGTCGCCGTTTTCATCATTAAGCGCAATTCCCAAACTTTGCGCCGTGGCTGTAAGGTCTTTTTGCATTTCTAACATATCGGAATCGGACACGCCATTAAATGCGGTTCGTAAATCCCCGACTATGTCTTTGAGGTCGCGCATTTTGCCGCTTGCGGTTTGTGTAGCAACTACCAATTCCGAACCGTCTTTTTGCGCGATTTTCAATTCACCCGTTAGCGCTGTGAATACTTTTCGTAGCGACGTACCGCTTTGACTTGCTTTTATTCCCGAATTAGCCATAAGTCCAAGCATAAGCGCCGTGTCCTCAACTGAGAATCCGAAAGAACCCGCAAGAGGAGCGGCGTATTTGAACGATTCGCCAAGCAAAGCAACGTTTGTGTTTGAATTTGCCGCCGTTGCCGCCAAAATATCCGTAAAATAATTAACGTTGGAAATCCCTTTTGTTGTCCCGTCCGCCGCCAAGCCGAACGCCGTCATTGCGTCTGTTACAATGTCGGAAACGGTTGCTAATTCCTCACCCGAAGCCGCCGCAAGGTTCATAATTCCCGGCAAACCGTTAATCATTTGTTGGGTTTTCCAACCCGCCATACCCATATATTCAAGAGCTTGCCCCGCTTCAACCGCCGTGAATTTTGTGGTTGAACCCATTTTCTTCGCAAGAGCGTTCAACTTTGTCATATCGCCCTCAATATCATCACTTGAAGTGCTGATTAAGGCTTGAACCGTTGACATCTGCTCTTGAAGATTTGCCGCGGGGGTAATAAACCCTTTATAAAAAGCCGCTCCCGCCGTTCCAACAATGCCAACCGTTTTTAAAAGCTCGCTTTTGGTTGCGGAAATAGCCGCTTTGTTTTGTTCAATTGCTGAATTTACGCGTGCGTAATCCTGTTGCGCCTGTTGCACGCGTCTATAAGCCTTTTCAAGTTTTTCGTTCTCTTGCGTCAGCTTGTCGGTGTTTGTTCCCGTTGCTTTAAGCTGTTGCGAAAGCTCCGACAGTCTTTGCTCCTGCTCCTTGATTTTTTCATTAGCGCTTGATGTTGCGCGTTCGTTGTCCTTGATTTGGCTTTTCAGTTTGCTTTTTTCGTTCCGTGTGTTCTGCAACTGCCTTTGAAGCTGTTTATATTCCTCGGTGTCCTTTCCCGTGGATTTCTCACTTGCCGCTAAAGCCTTTTGCAGTTCCTTTTCTTTCGCCGCGGTCTGCGAAAGTTCGCTTTGAAGCGCATTGTGCTTTGTTTCGTATTCCTGAACCTTTGCTTTTGTCGTGTTTATCGCTTCTTGCGTTTTCTTGTATGCCGAAATATCGCCCTGAACCTTTTTCAGATTTGAAAGGGTGCTTTGTAGCTTTTTGGTCGTTGACATTGCCGCTTGAAAGCTCGAATTGAAGCTTGAGCCAATCGCCGCCGACAACTTCATTTGCAATTCATATTCTTTGCGTCCCGCCGCCATTTGCTCACCTCCAAACGTTGAAATAAATTCGGGCGGTGTTACCCGCCCGAAAACTGTTATTTCTGCTTTCTATCTTCCCGAATAGCCGTGATTATGTTTTCACGCCAATAAAAAAACTCATTTAATGATAAGTCAAGAAAAAAAGTCATTGGCGTGTGCGATTCCCGCGCAAGTCGGAAAATGTCTTTTGCAAGCCAACCGGCCGAAGTTTTTAATCCTCCGAACTGTTTATCAAAAAATTTCGCGCCGCGTTTGTAATCTGGTTAAAGTCACGCGCGGGCATTGCTTCCAACGCGTCGCTCCCAATGCCGCCCGCTTTGCTTGCCATTTTGCACAAGTAATTTCGTGACAAAAGCGGGTCAATCGCGTATTCGTTGCTTGCCTGCATTTCGCTTTCGATTTTAAGCATATCGCGCCCCGTCAGCTTTCCGAAATAGAAGTTGATTGAGGTGTATTTGTTGCCCTCATACTCAAACGGCTTTTTAAACTTGTGAATATAGGTGTCTGACGCGCCCGTATTCGCGTTTTTGTCGGCGGGCAATGGTGTTTCATTACCCGCGCCGTTCGTTGCGTCTGCGGCGATTTCTGCGCCCTCTACGTTGATTGTGTTCTGCTTCTCAAAGTTCATAATTCAAATCCTCCGTCAATTATTTTCCGAGTGCCTTACGCACATCTTCAAGCCAATCCTTTCCGTTGACAAAGTAAATGAAATTAAGTATATCAATTTCAAGAACCTTTTCACCGTCAATCCACGTTGCCCAATAAGTAGCGGCATATTCGCCGCTTGCGTCCGCGGGTGAAGCGGGCGCAACCTTGCCGGGCGACAACTTTTTTGCTCTGACAATCAAAACGTGCTTTACCCTTGTTACGTCCGTATTGCCCGAAGTGTTCTCCGTGGACTGCTGTGCAACACGCAAATCTATTTGGTGGTTGCAAGGCTCTAACAGCTTAATTGCGCTTTTTACAAGCGTTCTGAAATTAAGCGTCAGCGTCATTGCTTCCAAATGTCCGCGTGCAACGCTTTCAAAAGTGCCGTTTATTCCCGCACCCTTGACTTCGTTTGTGATGTTTGAGATTTCGGGCAAAGTAACTTCTGCCATTCCCAAAAACTCCGTACCCTCTTCATAGACCGCAAAGTTTATGACGGTTTCATCTACCTTTGGCATAAAATATCACCTCCGCATTACGCCAATAATGCCGACGTCACATAAGACGTATCATATTCAAGCACGAATTCAATTTCCTTTGCGGGGCTGGGCGGCGTTAGGAATATGTGGAATACTGCCTTGCCGCTCATAAGTGAAACGGTGGTGTTTTCGCTCTCGTTAAACTCAACGCGCCCGCCTAACAATTTTTCCTCTGCAACAAGACCGTTCAGCCAAATATTAACGCTGTCAACGATACTGTCAATCAAGCGGCGGTTGAATTTGCTGTCGATTTTGCTCCAATATGTAAGCACAAGCGAATTGCTAACCCAACCGAACATACGCGAAACGCAAAGGAAATAATCTTTTACGTCTGTATTTGCAGGATAACAAGCCGTTTCGTTGCCCCACAATACAAAACCGCCTATGAAATTAAGCGCGGTCGTTACGCCGTTACTGTTGAGATAATTTGCCTGTGTCAAGTCAAGCAAAACTTCCGTGCCGTCCGCAAGAACGGCGCTGTCGATTTTCATTGTCTTGTTGGACGGGCTTTCAGCAGGACAACCGCCGTTGTTGGTGTCAACCGTTGCCATAAGTCCCGCCATTTGTACAGACAAATGGAAAACCCTGTCGCCAAGTCTGCACATAGGGAAGCAAAGCGCCTGTGCCTTATCGTTGATATTCTTTGCCTTTTTCCAAGCGGGAACATCTGCATAATGTTTTACGGCTGTTGTGTCAACGTCGATAAGCGCCTTTGCTTCAAATACGCCGTTAATGTTCGCCGCCTTTGTCGCCATAATTGCCGCAACCTCGGAATCACTGCTCCATTTGGGGCAAATCAGAATATCGGGGGCGATTCCGTATTTGGGGAACACGGCTTCAAGCAATTCAAAGCCCGAAGTTCTCTTTGTGTTTACGTCGAACCCGCCGATAATGTTTGCTTTTGTGACTTGTGACGGGTCAACCCTATCAAATTCAATTGACAATTCGGTTGTACCCGCGGGAATTGCGCCGCCGTCCAAGATTTCAACAACAAGCGAATCCCCGTCATACAGCAAATCATAATCTTCACCGCGCTTGTACTCCGCGATTTTGACGGATTCCGCGATAGTGTCAAACGGTAATGTTGCTTTGCCGTCAACAACGCTGTAATTTTCCGCCGCCACGCTGATTTTGTGCTTTGTGGGGTCAAGGACGTTTACAAAGAACACGGGAGAAGTTGCGTATAACTGAAAATGATTATACATAACTTCGCAAAGTGTGTATTTCTCCCAATTGTCCGAATACCCAAGAGCGCTTACGGCTTCGCTGTAATTGTTGCACATAATAGGTACGTTTACATTTTTGTATGCGTCCGCGCCGTCCACGGAATCAGCGCCCAACATATGCACGGGCGCTGTGCCGACAACAAATGTTACGCCGCTTGCCGCTGTTACGGGCGTTGAAAGAGACGTTGCAACCTGTCTTGTGCTTATGCCGTGATAGTAAGCCATTATTCAACAGCTCCTTTCTTAACCTGAATCAACAAGTCGTTATAGTACTTGCTTAAAACGTTACCGCCCGCGCTTATTTTGGCGCGGCTTTCCGACAGTTTGTCAACGGGGACAATGAGCTTGTCAACATTCGGATATTGTTCGATAACGTCTTTGTAGTATTCGGAAATTTCCTTGCGTGTGCCGCTTATAACCGTGTTGTTCATAAGTTTTGCACCGGGCAAGGACGGTCCGATATACACAAAATTTGTTGCTGTTTCGTTGCGCGGCTTATCGCTTGCAACGGGGGTTACGGGCGCTTCCGCGCTCGTTTTTGTGTCCAAATCGGACACAACGTTATTGCTGTTTTTAGGCATATAAATTTACCTCCCTTTTAATCGTGGGTATTCCCCAAATCGTCAGCATTTCACCGAAATAGTACGGTCCCGTTTCATCCGGGTAAATCGCATATTCAAGCGGCTTGCGAATCGTGAATTGTTTACCGATAACGCCTTTTTTAAACAGCGCGACACGAACCCTTGTTATTAGATTCAGCAAATCTATTGAACCCGCGCTCGCGTCCTCCGAATACGTTGCAAATACAATTCGGACTTTGCACGCGCTGTCGGGTTCTTTGCCTTGCTCCTGTTCGTCAATGCCCGTGAGTAACTGCAAGAGTATATAGGGGATTCGGTTTGTTTCCGCGTCCTTATTGGGTAAGCGCATTAAATGAACCTCCGCGGCACGGGTCAACAGTTCATTGTCTGCGTTATCAGCTTTCTTTTTGCCGCTCGGTTCGGGGAAAACCTTGTTATTTACGGGGCGCACCGACAAAATTATGTCCTTTGTTTGCTCCTCAATGAATCGTTTTAATTCATTCAACAATTCATTTGGTGTCAATTGCATTCCCTCCTTTAAGTGTAGCCGCTCAAAATGCGACTGATTTCGTGTTCAACGCGCTTGTCTATTGTGTCCATTGCCGCCGCCTGAACATTTTTAAGCACGTTGCCGTTTTCAACCATATGCGCCGTTGACGGTCCGAACAGTTGCTTTGATGATTCGCGGGCGCTTGTTTCACGCTCGAAAACTCCAACCCCGTAACCTAAATTTGCAACATAAGCGTGTATTAGGTGCGATTTTCCGCCGCCGTCGAGAACGGACGCGGAAACAGCTTTGCGCTGCGGTTGTTTTGGGGTAACGTTAAATTTAATAAGCGGAATAAGATTCCCGCCAAAAGTAATTGACGCTTCAAGCCTTGACGGTCCCGCCTTTGTGATTCCTATGTTTCGATTGCTTGTCAGATCGCCGTGCTTGATTTTGTAGGTTTCACGAACCGCCTTGCTTGATGTGCTTTTAACCGTGCCAACGGCACGATTTAGGACATTATAAATTGCATTTCGGGGCGCGTTTTTTAACCCTCCAAGCAATAAATGAATTCTGTCCATCTGTTCGCTTGTTATCTCAATCATTCTTCCAACAGCTCCAAATCAAGCGTTATTTCTCCAATGTCGAACGCGACTTGCACAATGTTATAGGAAACGCCGCCAATAACAATTTTTGTTTCCTTTCGCGGTACGATTTTCAAATCTTTGAACGATACGAAAGCCGTAACATCAAAAGCAAATGTGCCAACAGAATTATCGCCGCTCGCTTTCGTTCGTTCTTTGGCAATTTCGCTGTCAATCACAACGGGAATATCTTTGTAGATTTTCCCGTTGTATTCAACTTCCATTAAGTCCGCAAATTCCTCCGCGTTATGGAAAACGGCGGAAATGTCGCGCTCAATCTGTGCTTTAAAGCCGCTCATTACAGCACCTTTGCAACAAACCAACTGTCCACTTCGTGAGGAACGGGAAGCGGGTTGCTGCTAAGCTGTAAGAATCTGCGAATCGGCTTTCTTTCAATCCAAGTCGCGGGTACTCGCGGCGCTTCGACGGTCGCAAACGTTTCAACTCCGCCCTTGCTTTTCACGATAGTTACAGCGCCGTAATACATAGAATACGCCGCGCTTGTCGAAAGCAACGCAATCGTACCCGCGGGAACAATCGGCTTATTTTCGGGCTTTTCGGGGTTTGTCCAATCGTCCAAGAACCATTCATTGTATGTGTACAAATCAAGCCCCAAGCCCTGAAGCGTGCCTATGTATGTAACACCGCCCGGAAGCTCCCTCGGCTTTATTACAGCAAGTTCGTAATTCTTTACGTCAAGCAGCGATTTGATTTTCTCGTTGTTTACAAGCACGTCCGCCACGTCGTCCGACATAATGCAGATGTTACAATTGACAAAGCCCGTTTCCTGAACCTTTTTTCTCCAACGCTTAATGTCGGAAAGCGGGTCGCCGTCTTTGGCGTTCCACTTTTTAGCCGCCGCAAGCGTTTCTTTGTTGGTGAAGTTGAAATCAATCGTTTCATCAAGGCTTTCACCGACAACGGGAATTGTCCCCGTAAAAATCGCCTGTGCCGCCATCCACTCTTCGCGGCGTGTAATCATTTCGTCAAGTTCCGAATAGTCCTCCGCCATTTTCTTAACAGCACGCTGTTCGGGCGTAAGTCCATTGTAGAGCGATTCGCCCGCCGCTCTTTTCAGAATATCGTCAATCGTTGTTACCTTGTCGGGGGCAACGTAAGGGGGCGTATAAGTTTTGGTGGTGTAGCCCGTATTCGGCACTGTTTTTCCACCTATGCGCCTATGCACGAACGGCGCAAGTTTGCGGTTTCCTTTTTTGAAATCAACGTCCACGCTTTCCGTGGTGAATGTTTTTACATTCTTGAAAAACTTTGATTTCAAGAACGTATGCACCGGGGGCATACGCGAAACGAGCTTCTGCATAGTGCGGGGGTCGTAAATATCAAATGTATTAGCCATAATTCTTCATCTCCTTAATGAAAATACCCAACTTTCGCAAAGCGGGTTTTACGTCCGCGGCGGTCACGCCGTCCGGCAAGCTCAAGCCTTCTGCGAAAAATTCACCTGTGAGGTAAAAAGCAACTTCACCGCCGCTCGGTTCGTCTGCCGCGATTCCAACGATTTTGTCAAGCGAACCGGGGCTTGCGCTTTCACCCGTTGTCGGAAGCATTTCCTTTGTCAATTCCTCGATTCCGTCCGCGCCCCGGACAAGTACAGTGCGCTTGCGGATTTCAGCACCACTCTTGACAGTGCCGAAATCCGTTGCAATCGGGAAATCTCCTGCAAGGAAATTTTCGGCTTTAAGTTCTGCCGTGTTAATGTCATACATTCCCATAATTCTAATCCTCCTTTACTTGACGGGGAAAAGATTGTCAATCGCCGCGTCATAGGGGTTTGTTTCGTTCGCGGGTGTTTCGTCCGCGTTCGTCTCAACCTTATCCATTCCGCTCTTTTCCACGTCCTCGGCAATGTCGGCAATATAGTTCTTGCCCTGCTCTTTCTGCTTTGCGATAATCTGCTTTGCAAGCTCGCCCGAATCAACGGGACTTTCAAACTTTGCCTTGCTGATAATCGCTTCATAACCCGGGAGCGCACAGCTTTCAATGTCCTGAATGCGCTTTCGCTCCGCGGCAACTGCATTTTCGGCGATTTGCGCCGTAAGCTCGGGATATGCCGCTTTGAGTTCGTCAACGGTTTTGATTTCCATTTCTTCAACTCCTCCTTTTTCGGTGTTTGGTGTTTTTGTATTTGTAAAACCACCGCCCGCGGGGGACTTTCCCCTTTTGCGGCAATTTAACAGCGATTTTGGAATATTGACATATTCCGAAATATCAAGCGGAACGGAATTAACAACAATGCGGCTTGCGTTTTCAACCTCTGTTTGTACATCTGCAAACATTATTTCATCACAAAACCCGCTGTCAACCGCCTGTTTTCCGTCGAGCCACATTTCTTTGTCCATAAGCGCGGATATTTCCGCTTCGTCTTTCCCGGTTTTAAGGCAATATCCGTTTATGATTGACTGCTTTATAACCGTCAATTCCTCCGACAACTTGACAAATTCTTCGGCGCTGTAATACCCGTGTGCGCCCATTTTGGGATTGTGAATCATAAACACGCCGTTTGCGGGAATTTGGATAGTGTCGCCCGCCATTGCGATAATCGTTGCCGCCGAAGCCGCCCAACCGTCAACCTTTACGGTTATATATGCTTTGTGGTCTTTCAGGCGCGTATAAATTGCATTTGCGGCGAAAACATCTCCGCCGCCGCTGTTGATTCTGACAACGATTTCGTCAACATCTCCAAGCGCCGATAAATCCGAATCGAATTGCTTCGGTGTGACTTCATCACCCCACCAAGACGTTTGCGAAATATCACCGTACAAAATCAGTTCTGCGGCGCTGCTTTCTCCGTTCGGAGCTGTTGCGCTCGCCTTAAATTCCCAAAACTTTTTAGTGTTTGGGTTCGGCTGATTTCGCGGCGCTTTCGTCTTGCTCGTCTGCGTTATCAACTGTGTTTTTTGCATTGCCGTTTACCTCCCTCATTATTGCTTCTTCGCGCTTGCGCTGCCTTGCGTTTTTATAGAAATCACTTCCGTTCATCTCTCGTGATTCCCGGGCGCGTGTGGAAAATCCGTTGTTTACTCGCATTTCCGCCGCCTGAACCTCTTGCACGGGATTCAACAACCCTTGCGCGGGACCGTTCCATTCTGCGCCACTGTATGCCTTTCTAATCGAAATATCGGAAAAGAACCCCGGCGCATTTATGCGCCCTTTGGCGACTGCTTCAGCAAGCCATTCTTCATAAATCGGTTGACAAAAATCTTTTGCAAGCCAATTTCTGTATGTACTGAATGATTTCCACGCTTCAAGCAGCGCACCGCGTGAAGCGCTGTATGACGCGGTGAAATTCTTTACAAGCAATTCGTATGGAATTTCCAACGCCGCACCGATTTGGCGTGATATTGCAATTACAAATCCGTCAAAATTTGCGTTTGGTCTGCCCGGCGATACCGGGTTTGCGGTTTCGCCCTCCTCCAAGTCAATAATTGAACCGTTGCCGATTTCAATGTCGTTTGGTGCGCTGCTGACTTGTTCATTTTCGGGGATAACCTCGCCTATTGCCATACCCTCCCCGCTGTTGTCGCCTTTCTGAATGAAAACCGCAAACATACCGCTTACAACCGCCGCAACAAGTTCAGCGTCCATATAACGCCCCATTTGCTTTAATGCTTCAATAACAGGCGCAATAAACGGAACACCGCGCCGCTGTCCTATACGCTCACGATTCATTATGTGCAGAACATTCCGCCGCCCTGTTTTTGCTCCGAACGCTTCAACGCGCACCCATTCGAGCGCTTCGTTGGTTTCGTAAGACAACGGGTGTATATTAAGTATGTGGTACGCGACAACCTCTCCCGCGCGGTTTGTTTCAACGCCGCCGACAAACTGCGGGTCAAGCTCTTTGCCCGCGGGGGCGCACACTCTGTCGGATTCAATAAGTCTTATCCGCAAATCATACGGTATGCCTTTTCGCTTTGTTGTCGGCATTAGCGCTATTACGTCACCCGATAAAAGCCAATTCATAAATGCAAGCTGTTGTAATTCGGCGAAATTGTCAAACCGTTCTATATCGCACGCTTCGGAATTAGCCCACAAAGCAAATTCGCGCTCAATATCGCTTTCCAACCGCTCCGCCTGTTCCTCTGTCAAACCTAAATATTCGTAGTCGACTTGACTTTTAAGAACAAGCCCCGTACCAACAACATTTGTGCGCATAGTCTTTATAGCGCTTGTAGCAAGAGGAACACCCATATACAAATCACGCGAACGCTGACGCAACGTTGACAAGTTGTATTGTATATCCTCGTTGGCGCTGCCGCCGTGATATAACCACCCTAAAAGTGATTTTTTGGTGTGTGAAGCGCCGTAATTACTGTAACCGCTGTTGACTATATCAAGCCTTTTTCGCGCTCCAACACGTTTTAATGCCGTTTCGGGCGAAAACACCGAAACAACCTTGTCAATCAGATTCAAAGCCGCTCACTCCTTTATAAATCGCGCGGCACGGCTCTATATACGCGGTTTCTGCCCTTGTTTGCCGCCGCGCTTTCAAGCTCCGCGACTTTGTTTTCCCAAAATTTGATTTGGTCGCGTACCTCTTTGAGATTCGCACGCGTCAAGGTTCGTGTGCCAATCGTATAGCTTTGACTTGTTGCAATTTCCGATTCGGCTTTAAGCCAAATTTTTAAATGCTTTTGAGCTTCTTTTAACGTAATTCCCGCCATTTAAATACCTCCCGAACGTGTTTGCCGCCCGCGGCGCTTTCCGCCTGTTCCCGTTGCGGCGGTTGTGTTTTCGTCCTTTTTCTTCAGCACAACGCCCGAAATTTCCAATGCGGCGCGTGCATAGTCCCTACAATCAAGGGGTTCATTTCGTTTCGTCCAATTCTCCTTTAGCTGCCAAACATAATGCGCTTTGCCTTTTGTGTAAGTCAAAACCATTCGTTCAGCCGTTAGCCCCTTGAAATAGTCCTCCGTATATCCTCGGTCGCTCTCTCTCGGAAAGTGGCAATAATTCGCGCCCTCTTCCGTAACTGCAAGCGCCTGATAAACCAATGCTTTGCCCGTATCAACGCCCAATGTAAACAACGGGGTTTGCTCCCTGTTGTTTTTGGACGGGCGCGGTATATACGGAACGTCGAACCCGTCACGCCCTCTTATCGGCAAAATTCCACGGGCAAAACGCTTCTTGCAGAATTTTAAAACTTGATTGAAATAATGCCCGCCCGCGTCCATACAAGCGCGAATTATTTTCATTTTTGAGCCGTCCGCGCGGGTAAATGTTTGGTTCAAAAAAGCGTCCAAACTGTCCCAAACGGGTTGTTGGTCTAAATTTCCATAAATGATTTGGTACTTTATACCCCAACTTTCGCGGTCAACACCCCACCCGACAACCTCAATTTCAAATCGGTCATCTTGTGTATCAATGCCCGCCGTCAGGACAAGCACGCCATTTGGCACTTCGCAATTGTATTTCTCGCGGCGCTTATACAGCGAATCGTTGTCAATTTCGTTGCCCTCCTCCTCCCAAGTCTGCGCCATTTCGGTATTTGTCCACGCTTTGAGCATTTCAATGTTGCCTTTTTTCTTTTCGTCATTAGCAACAAGAAATTTCTCAACTATTTCCCGCCACTCAACAAAGAGCGAAGCAAGGGAGTTCAAATAAAAACCGCGCACCGTTCTATCCGGGAAGCGCGGGGAAAATTTACCCTTGACAAAAAGTTCTTTCCATTCAACTTCACTGCTCACCGTTCCGCACTTTGAACAAACGTAATTGATTTCATCAAGGTTGTTTTTGTCAAAATGGACTTGCGCCCATTCCAACGGCTGGTATTCGCCGCAAGCAGGACAAGGAACGTGCCAAATCTCTTGCGTGCTGTTCTCAAATTCTATTTCAATTCTCGACGCGCCTTTGACTGTCGGCGTTGAAATAAAAACCTCTTTCTTATTCCAAAACGTGGTTAAACGTTTTGACGCAAGAAGCAGCGGGTCGCCGTCTTTGCCCGCCGTGGCGGGGTAGCCGTCTATTTCATCAGCAAGCAATATCCGAATCGGACGGCTTCGCAATCCCGACGGAGAATTTGCCCCAACAATGGTTATATGCCCGCCCGGAAATTCCTTGTGCAGAATTGTATTTCCGCTGTTGCGCGTTTTGTCGCTTACCTTTTCGCGAAGCGCGGGCGTGTCTTGTATCATTGGCGAAAGTCTGTCCTTGCTGAACGATTCGCCCATTTGAAGATTCGGTTGCATTACCATAATCGGGGACGGGTCATAGTCCATATAGTAACCGATAGGGTTTAGAATAAATCCGTCCGTTTTTCCGATTTGTGCGGCGCTCATAACAACAACCTTTTGCACCGCAACATCTGAAATAGCGTCCATTATCTCCCTTTGATACGGCGCTTTGCTTGTTTTCCAACGCCCCGGCTCTGCGGAGGTCTTTTTTGATAAGACGCGTTTTGCGTCCGCCCATTGTGATAATGACATATCGGGCGGGGGCTTCAGCACGGCAAAAATGCGCCTGAACAAATCACGGGTCGCCGCTTTCATTGTCATTCCCTCCGTTTCCGAATGTGCGGTCAAAGTCCGAAAGCTCGTTCAATGCTTCGTCCACCGCGTCTTTTAAAATCTTGCTTATTTCCGCTTTATCGGTCTTTTTTGAAAGCATAGGGGACAATTTAGCGGGTATTGCCATAAGACGGCTTTTAAAGTTTATCAGCATATTTGACATAACGCTTTCAATATCGGCGGAGGTGTGTAAATCGCCCTCTTTTACGCGCAAGTCGTATTCCTCGTTGAGCCGCTTTGCCTTAACAAGTTTTGCCCGCTCCGTGTTATAGTCGATATTTTCCGCGCTTTCGGGATTCCGCTTGCGTAAATAGTTGATATAAGCGTGAATCGTTGGCACAAGGTCATACAAACCCGCCATTCCCTTATATTCCCGAATGACGTTTTCATCTTTTAGCTGACGGACGCGCCGTTCTGAAATATCAAGGAATCGGGCAACCGCTTTCACATCATACAGCTTCAAGGGCTTTCCCTCCTTTGCGCCGTCTTTGTCCCCCCTTATAAAAGCGCCGCCCCGAAAGGCGGAAGTGATTAAAAAAATGTTGTATCTGGACACGTCCCGGGGTCGCCGAACCCGCGGGCTTTCGTTGGCGTTGGCAGTACCTTTCACGCGCCCGCCGTAAGCCGTCCACAACGCGCTACAAGCCGCCGATTCATTCAAGGCATAAAGAATATTAACCGCGACTTGAAAGCCGCTTACACGTCAATTTCGCCGTCCTCTGCGTTTGGTACGTCGCTTATCTCCCCGGTGTCGGGGTCAACGTTGTACTCTCCCGTGAGACGCTGCTTTGAAAGCTCGTGCTTCCTTTCGTCAAGGTTAATGCGCTTGTTCTCCATTTCGTATGCCCTGATAGAATCAATCAGCTTTATAATGCGCCCGTGTATCTTGTTGTACTCTGATTCCAACTTCATAAGCCTTTCAAATGGGCTTGCTTTTATTACGGTTTTAGCGGTCTGTTTTAATGGGGTTTTGCCGCTCTCGTTCTCTTTGTCCTTGCTTGCTTTGGGGGTGAACACTTCAACAACCCTGTCCACATACAAAGCGGCGGGATCAGCCTGTTCATACGCCTTTATTCGCCGCATTAAATCGCGCTCTTTCGCAAAGAGCAATTGCAATTCGCGCAACATATTTTCTTGTGCGTCAAGGCTCATTGCTTCGATATAGGCGCGTTCTGCGGGGGGCAAACTGTCAAGATGTACCGTTGAATAAGCCCCGTGCGTTTCGGCGTTGGTGTTTCCTTTTGGCGCTCCGTGTCCTGCCGCGTTTTTATTACCCTTTTGCCCGCCGCGTTTTTTACGCTCTAATTCAGTTTGCCATTTATCCGCACTTTTCCACTTGCGGATTTGCACTTCGGAAACGCCGTAATTAGCCGCAAGTTCTTTTGTAGGTATTTTTCCGCCGCTTTTCAGCCACTCGTTTTTTGCCTTGTCGCGGGCGGGATTTCGCGCTTTTGCCACGGCTTGCACCTCCGATTCGTTTGTTTTGCCATTCGCGCCCCTGTGATTTTTGAGGAAATATGCGCAAAAGCGAACCCCCAAAAATCGAAGTCCGCTTTTGCGCATATTTGATTCGCCTTTAAGATACTATCTTGACGATATTATTATAGCATATAAAACGGACACTTGCGGACACTTTTTCAAAATCGGTAATTGAAGTTTTTTATGACAGGGTTTTGCTCAAATAAACCGCCCAATTTGTCAAGCGCCCTGTTACGGATTTTTTTGCACTGCGTTGTACTGTAATGCACTCGGCTTGAAATCTGTACCCATTGGTGCTTTTTTATGTAGAAGTCAACAATGATGTTTTTTTCCACGAGCTCCAATTTGCATATTTCCGTGAAAATCTCCGCTTGTAAGCCGTTTAGCCGCTCGATTTCATTACGCCACGCGTCAACCTTTGCTCTTACGAAATTGGGAATATTCAGCACGGCGGATTCTGTGGGGTTTGAGATTTTGTTCGTTTTTGAGGAAACGCCGCCGAATCCGCTGCTATGCAAGCCGAAATAAGTTTCTTCAAATTCTTTCACACCGCCGCGCACAAAGACAAGATGTCCGTCAATGTCGGTGTAGTATTTAAGAATTTTTATTACATTTTCCCGTTCCATAAGTTTCAACCTTTCTATGAATATCGCCTATTCCCACGAAGCAAGCCAAAGCAAATATTGATATGCAAGCCAAAATTTGAAGCACGGCTTGTTTATGCAATTTTCGTAATTGTGTTCCTCTCCATACCACGCTTCGCATATTTTGCACATTTCCCGCAATTCGCCGTTGGTGCTTTCATTGTCCATATACGGCTTAACGTGTTTCCACGCTTCTTGTATTTTTTTGTTTACATTTTCGGTTTCGCTGTTCAATCAGATTCGCCCCCCTCCTCGTTCGCATAGGATTCAAGGACTTCAACGATAAAATCAAAAATTCGCGTGTCCTCTCCCGGCGCAAACAAGCTGAATCGCTTTCTATTCAGAAGCTCAATTGCGGCGATTGCTTTTTCCACCGTGCTTAAATCTGCAAAGTCGCGGTGTTCAGGCGGTGCGCCCTCGGATTCCTCCCCCTCCTCAAAGTCCTCCGGCGTTTCGGGGTATTCCTCCAAAATCGGCGGTTCGTATTCTTTGAGTTGTTCGGGCGGTTCGTCGGTCGCGGGCGGCGGGGCTTGCTCTGCAACCTCCGCAACCGCTTTCATAGATGTTTCAAACTGTTCGGTTTGCCGCTTCTCCTCTTTAACCTCTTTTGCAGAAACGCCGCCTTTTTCCTTATAGTCGGAATATGCTTGCTTTTGCTGTTCCTCGCTCATTCCCGAAAGTTCATATGCTGCGGACGTTCCGATTTTGCCCTCCTTGAATTCCTCTTTGAATTCGGGGGTCAGGTTGTTGTCTATCGCGTTCAATCTTGCAATCTGCGTTGGTGAAGTGTTCAGCGCTTCGGCTACAAGGTCACGCACGCGCCCCGGCAAATCCTCGCGCTTTTTCAGTATTTCAAAGTTTTTGCGCAATTCCTCCGCCTGTTTCATCTTCTCCCAATCGGTAAGTTCTCGTGTGGTTGAATTTGTCATTATAAGCAAGATGTGTTCTTTGATTTCGTCCCGCTCCGCCTGAATCCCGCACGGAACATATTCAAATTCGGTCTTACCCTCCGCGACAAGCTCCGTGCAAGCCTTATGTCGGCGGTGTCCCGAAATGATTTCATACTTTCCGTTGTCGAGCGGCTTTACTGTTAAGTTCTGCAACACGCCGAAAATTTCAATCGACGTTTTAAGTTCCTCGATATTCTCCACGGAATAGAAGTTGTTTTCGGAGGGGACTAAATCGCGGATATTCAGCGAAACGACTTTCAGCGGCGGGCGGCGGGTTTTCTCGGATTCCGCCGCGCTGCTGTCCGCCATTGACGCGGAGTTCAAAAGCTGATTCAGATTAAACTTTCCCATAGTGCTTTACCTCCCTTTTGTGTCCGATTCGGACACATTCAAAAATTCCGCGACAAGCTCCATATAATCTTTTGCCGCTCCGCACCTCGGAGAATATTCAAGAATCGGTGCATTTGCAAAAGTGGATTCGTCGATTTTTACCGTTCTGCGAATGTGCGTATTGAAAAGCGGGTATTCGCTCCGCCGCTCTCTCAACCATTCTTCGCCCTGTCTGTTTACCTCGTTGTTTTGATAACAAGTCACAAAGCACCGATATTTGATATTTGGGTTAAAATCCTCTTTGACATTTTCGATTTGCTCTTTGAGTTCCGCCAATCCGTCAAACGCGAAATTGTCAATCTTTATCGGAACAAACACTTCATCAGACGCAACAAGCGCGTTTATGGTGCTTATGTTTATATCGGGCGCACAATCAATTATACAATAATCGTAATTGCCCGATACGCTTTTGAAAGCCGCTCGCAAGCGTGTTTGTTGCGGACGCGTTGAATCAAGCATTACTTCCAAATTCGCTTTCAGCAAATTCATATTTGCGGGAATAATGCTCAAATTCCGATATTCCGTAATCTTGCCGGAATCCACACGGGACAAAATCGGAATCGTGTTGATGATAACATCAAACGCCGCTTTGCGCTGCGTCAGAATGTCCGCAATGCTCGGCGCGTCATAGTCGTGAACGCCGAACATCTTTGAAACGTTTCCTTGCTTGTCGTTGTCAACAAGCAATACGCGCTTATCGTGCTTTGTTGCCAAAATATGCGCGATATTTGCGGCGGAAATGGTCTTTGCAACGCCGCCTTTAAGGTTTATAATTGATATGGTTTTCATTCGTTGTAACCTCCCGTGTTATTGTATATAGTCACTCTTAAATGGCTTGTATGCCGTTGCGGGCTTTGGCTCGGATTCAGATGTTGCCGTACTAAAAATCAACGCGGCATAGACTGACAACAAGGTATCGCGGCGTATTCCCATTTTGTCCGCAAATGCCTTTATCTGTTCGATTATGACTAAATTGTGTCCCGCAATCAGGGCTTTTTTTGCTTCCGAAAGTTTCCCGATTTCCTTTTCTATCTGTTCATTGATTTTGTCAACGGTTTGTTGCTTTTTCATCTCCCGCGCCCTCCTCCAATGTTTCTTGTAATTCGTTCGAATCGCCGTCCAAAACCTCCCCGGTTTCGGGGTCAACGCTTGCCGCGGGTGGTATATGCTCAATTATGGCGTCGGACGTCGCGGTGTATGAAATCGAATTGAAATACTTCCCGATTTCCAACAGTTCCTTTGCCAACGTTTCACCCACTCTTAACGCCATAATCACCGCCGTTGTTTCAAATCCGCTATGACATATTACGGCGAATCCGTTTTGCAACTTGCATTTATAAAGCCGCAAATAGTCCATATCATCATAAAGCGGTTTAATATATTTTTCATCAATCGAAACAATCTCACCGCCGCTTCCGTTCAACAGCATATGTACAATGCCGTTATACTGAACCGTTACATTTTTCGCTTCAAGCGGCGTTCGCGGGCGGCGGTAATCGGAGCATATTTCAAAAAGTTCTGCGGGCATTGGCTCAACCTCACAATTCCAGTCGGCTTGCTTTTCCTCGGGAATATCGAAAATCTTCAGCAACATTGCGGGGGTCAATTCAGGCATACCCTCCATTGAGTAAGCCGCCACGCCGTTTGTAATCCATTGCGCACCGTTCGGCTCGTTCCAAATACGCAAAAACTTATTGCGCTTGAAAATGGTCGCTATTGTTTTAAGTTTCATTTCCCGCCGCCCCCCCTTTTTTAAAGCCTTGCAAAAATTGATTCTCTTTCAATATAGCAACGTTTGATGCCGAGAACCGCAAATCCTCCGCTTGCATTTGTTCGCCGTCTTTCTCGGTTTGCACGGCACTCCGCGAATCCCGCGCCGCTTGTACTGCGCGTTCGCTCAATCGCTTCCACGCCGCTACAACGGGTTTTAGGCGGTTTATCGTGTTCGCCTGCCGTTTGAAGTAGCTTTCCGCGCGAATCTCGCGGGGCTGTTCGCGCTTTATGTGAATCCGCTTGCCGCACTTATGCTTTTTGTTGTTCTTCGCCATTGTTATACCTCCGTATTTTTACTTTTATTTCATTGCCGTTTATAGCGGCTAAAATGCCCCTGAAAACGCGTTCCGCACACGGTACGGTTAAACTATTGCCCAACGCTTTCCAACGTGCCGTATCGCTTATTTTCGCGCCTGATTTGCCGTATTCCGTCCAATAATCGGGAAATCCTTGAAGCCGCTCGCATTCAAGCGGGGACAATTTTCTTAATATGTATCGGGCTAAATAAGCGATATTGCGGAAAATAATAATCAGATTTTCAGAACCGCCGCCGTAATCGCCGCCGCTTGCCCGAAGCGTCCCGCAACCCTCCTTATATCCTCCGCGGCTGTTATTCTCAAACATTGCCACGCCTATAAATTCACGCTCTTTGCCGCTTCTCGCGCCCGTGCCTTTATAATAGCTTGCGTCCAACGTTCCCGCAATATCATTCCCGCTTGAATTATCAAAGAAGGCTTGCAATAATAGGTTAGATGAGCTGCTTCCGTGTTTTCCTGCGCTTGCTCTTAACGTGCCTACACCTTCGGCAAATCCACCGAAGCCGTTCGGCGCGAAACACGCCGCAACCGCGTGACGGTCTGTTGCTGAAAGCGTGGGCGCGGGCGCGCCGTCCTCGCTCACAATAAAGCCGTTAGCACTCTTGTTTAAATTCGGGTCGCGTATAGGATAGACCGCTTCAAGCTGTACAGCAACCGCCCGCCCTGCGTTATCTCTGCATAGCGTATGGCACGGTGCATTTAGTTTCGGGTTGCTTGCATTTACCTTTGAGGTTATTTGCGATTCGTCATATGCTACAACCGCAAATACTCCGTGACAATGCTGTTCTTGTAAAGTGTTAGCGGGTGCGCCGTTATCGCCGATTCCAAGCCCTGTGCGTTCTCCAAGAGCTTTACAGCGGGTTGCGACTTGAAGATTTATCGGGCGAACCTCGGAAATGTCAAGGTAATTCCCCGTTGCAGAACCTCCGCCGCCTGTTGTTGCTGTTATTGTTCTTGATTTGTCGGCGTTGTAATAGATTCTGTCGGCTGTTCGTCCGAAATCCGCAACACAACTGTTTTCTTTAAGCCCGCCCGCAATTTCAAAATCGCGGACAAAAGCAGCGGCAATTCTTTCGCCTTTCGGTCTGCGCGTGTCAATATACCCAAGCTCGCTTTCGGGCTTAAAGAGTATTTCGGGTGCGCGTTCGGCTCTAAAATCTCCAACAAGGAAGATTCGTTTGCGACGTTGGGGCACTCCCCAAAACTGCGAATCGAACAAGCGCCAAGCCACGTTCGCCCCTCCTCGGCAACCTCTAACCATTCCGGCGTGCGCCCATTTTCCGCTTGTAGGCATTGGAATATTGGCGTTTGTGATTTTTTCAAGCACAAGGCGGAAATCGTTTCCTTTGTTGCTGTTGAAAGCGCCGCTAACATTCTCCCATACAATGAATGTGGGGTATCTCCCATTTGTAGCCCTCCTCATTTCGTAGATTATGCGGATAGCGTCAAGAAATAAGCCGCTCCGTTCTCCGCTCAATCCCGCTTGTTTGCCCGCCGTTGATAGGTCTTGACAAGGCGAACCGAAAGAAATAATATCCACGGGCGGAATCCTGCCGCCGTCTATTTTCGTAATGTCTCCCAAATGCTCCACACGCGGAAAATGCCGCTTTGTGACGTCAATGCAGTTCGGTTCAATCTCTGAAGCCCACACAGTCTTGATTCCGCACCTTTGTGCCGCAAGAGGAAAGCCGCCGATTCCGTCAAACAGACTACCAAGCGTTAATGTTTTCATTTATCTGCACCCCGCTTTTTAATGATAACGGTCGCTTCCTCAACATCTGCTTCAATGTCTTTGCCGTAAAGCGCGTATTGCTTTACCGCTTTTATAAGCCGCTCCACATCAACGGTCAATATTTCTTCCCACGGCGGAGATTTCTTGAACACTTTGCACTTTGTACAAACAGGGTTTTCTTTTTTACAAGACTTGCATTCCGCGGGTTCGCCATTATCTTTAAACTCGTATTCAAAGCAAGCCGCAATTCGTTTGGCTAAACGCTGAAATTCCTCGCCGTCTGCTCTCAATCCGTCAAATTCTTCCAACGGCAATGTTACCGTTGCGCCCTCAATTTTCATCATAAAACACCTCGCTTGCTCTTGCTATTGTGATACTGCCGCCGTTATAGTCCAACAGTTCCGCCTGAACAATGATGTTTCCGTCTTTGTCAAGCGTGTATCTTATTGCATAGACGCATTTATAACGCATTTTCCCATACCGTGAAGAATCCAAAATAACGGGTTTGCGGCTTTGCAACGCCGCTTTCAGTTCTGCGTTTGTCACTTGTCAACCTCCTTAAAATCCGTACCGTACCGCTTGCAATATTCGCTCCACGTTTCTTTTTTGTAACAGCGTCCATATACATAGCGCTGCGCAAATTCCAATTGTGCGCGGTTCGGGATAATACCCTTTGCTTCGTTTCGCTCCGCTTGCACATACAAGCTGATGTTGTGTAATTCCCGTAGCCGCTCAACTCTGTATGCCGCGTCGTCAATGTCCTTTGTTACAAGGACGTAAATAAAAAGCCTATACGGTTTAACACCGTGCTTTTCAAGCAATTCAGCGGTTTTTAATATAGCGTTGATTTGCGCCTTTTGGTCGCAACTGAAGCGTATGTACTTTATCCACTTTAGCCGCGCCAAAATGCTTGCGATTCGGTCATTTACAAGCCGCGCGTCCATTCCTTGATTCAGGTCAATTGCATAGCCGCTCCCGATAAGGCTTTCAAGCTCCGCGATTCCGTATTCACACGACAAAATGTTATTGTCCATAAGAACAAGTTTGTTGCTGTCCTGCCTTACAAGCTGTTGCCAATGTCTATACGGTTTTATTCCGCCCTCCTTTTGAGAAACAACGCACCACGGACATTTATTCGGGCAACCCCGCGTTATGTACCCTATCGCGTAATCGCAATCGGGATATATGGAGTAATCGGGGAACATTCCGTCAATTTCGGGCGGCAACCGCGACTTTATGTCATAGCCTGTGCCGCCTTTAATCGTGTCGGCGGGCAAATACGGGTTTTCGGGCGTAAAATCAAAAACCTTTGAGGAATAAACCACGTCATAGATGTTGGCTTTTCTTTTCGGCGGGTACTCTTCCAACGGGAAAAGCGTTAATTGCTCGGCGGCGTTCGGGTCAATCGGCGTGAACATCTCCACCGCGTCCCCGCGCCGTTTGTGCCACGCGGATATTTTCATAAGCGCGTAATTTGGAAAGGATTTGCCCTTGATGTGGTCAAATTCTGCGTCGTGCAGTCCTACAAGCAAGAGTTTTCACGCTCCTTTCAAAGCAATCTTATTTGTGACATTTCTGCGGAAAGCCGCTCGTTCGCCGCTTTGTAATATTCGGGGTCAATCTCAAACCCTATAAAATGGAATCCGCACCGATAACACGCCACAAGGCTTGACGCGCTGCCAACGTGGGTGTCAAGAATCAAATCACCGTACTTTGCGTATCTTTCAAGCAACCAAGCGTACAGCGCAACAGGCTTTTGCGTGGGGTGTATGCGCACTTCCTTTTCTTTCATATTCTCTTGTAGCATTCCGTGCCAACGGTACTTATAACGCCGCACCGCCGTATTGAACGAAGTCCAAGCAAGTTCACAATCCGCGAAATCATTTGCGCCGTTGTCCTTATCCCACACAATCCAACAAGAGGAATCAAAGGAGATTCGGCTTATAAAGTGATTCGCGCCCCAAATGATTTGATTTTTGCTTACCCGCATAAGCTCCGTAAAATATTCGGCGGGCGGCGGCTGTTTGTCCCATTGCTTGCGTGTAAACTCCGTTGAAGCCGCAAGAGCGTTCCCCGGCTGTTTTCCGCCGCGCAAAAAGGCTTTGTTGCTTTCACCTATGCCATACGGCACATCAACAATTGCAAGGTCAAAATATTTATCGGGAAATTCTTTCATACCCTGCATACAATCAACGTTGTACAGCTTATCGAGTTCAAGCAATTGTGTCCGCCTCCTTTGGCTACTCTTTACGCCGCAATTTCAGATACAAGCACCACCCACGCACGTCGCTATAAACCGCCTGATAACCATAATCGCCGCTTATCAGCGTGTAGCCTGGGTAACGCTTTTCCCAATATTTCACGTCAAGCGGCGCGGCGGCAATCTTTTTGATTTCTTTTCTGCTGAAGCGGTGGTCGTTGGTTCTGCTCCACGGCTTTTGCAGATTCGCCGAAGCGGAAAATCTGCTCGGTTCGGCTTTCGGCGGGCTGTCGGGGTCTGTGATTTCCTTTTCGGGCTTGTCAAGGTTCTTTGAGGGAATCCAACGCTTTTTTCCGCCCGTCTGCTTTGCAAGGTATTCGCACAAGGCAACAAATCCGTTTTCCTCGGGTTGTAATCTGTCGGCATTGGCATACCCGATTTTATCACCTTTCTTTTGCCCCTTTTTGCGGCGCTTGCGCCACAAATCTTCTATTTCATCACGGGACAACCCGCCATTCATAATGACGTGATGATGTATTCGGGCGGGTGTTACCCCGTCTTTCTTGTACACGCACACGGGAATGATTATGTATTTCAGCGGGGGCAACCCGTTTTTGTCGCGGCGATAACCAACGCGCCGCAAAAAATTATGAAGTTCGCGCTCCGCCGCTTCAAATGTCGGCGGCAAATTCGCGCTGCTGTACGTCAAGGTTACGTGTATGTCGGCGGCGGTAAAGTTGGTGTTGACAAGCTGTAAGAAACGCCGCCTTGAATTGAAATCGTTCCAATCGACTTGCTTCAGCGTGGATTCTACTTGCTTTTTGCTCCGCCGTCCGCGCGTTGCAACCTCTTGTTCCACCGCGGTGTAGTTGTATATATCCACTTCAAGAAAATCCCGCCCGCAATATATCTTTTTTTCTCTGACAAAGGTTCGCACGTCTGCACCCCCTGTCAATGCCAATCGTGGGCAACAACATTTGTATAGTGCGCATTGAATTCAAACACGGAATTATACAACGCTGTTTGCAGATATGCCGATTTGTTGTGAATCAACTGCGTTTGCTTTTTGAAATTGTCTGCAACAAGCTGTATATGTTCGTGTGTGAGCTTGTCGAAAACCTCTTGAACAATGCCCGCTTCGATTTCTTGCCCTCGAATCCGCATAACGCGCCCGCTCGGTCTTATAAGCACTTCCGCGATTATAAGGCATATTTCCTCAATCAACGGGTCAACGTACAATTTCCCGTTCGGTAACGGCTTTGCAAAGTCCTCAAAATCAACCTTTTCTTTTACCTCTGCAAGCGTCTGAAAAAGTGACGGACGGGACGGGACAGGACGTGACATTGACTTCACATCACAATTCTTATTTTTTGGATATTCATTCATAGCATTTTCACTCCTCCGACTGTGGGGCTTCGCCTGAATGTTAATCACCATTACAAGCCCCCAACGCCGTTAAATACGGCGTTTTTTCAAAAATCCCTATTGACTTTTCGCCGAATTTATGCTATAATGAATATGGTTAAATTCGTTGTAGCATATGCTTCAGCAATTCGCCCGCGTCCGCTCTATCAGACGCGGGCGTTTTCGTTTTGCGGGCTATCGCCCGCCCATTCAGTTTGTCAGAAATCAGTTTTCAGTTATTCGTAAAAAGCGGAGCGGAAGCCAAAGTCACCGTAGACGTAGGAGCGCGGGTTGATCAGACTAAGAGCGAACACGCCCGCTCTCGCGCCGTAGTACCAAAACCCGCCGCGAAACGGCAACCGCTCGCCGTTGGTGTCAACATACAAGAACGAATCCTTGTTTACCTCGTTTTCGGGGCATAACGCAAGAGCTTTCAAGAGTTCGGGCGGCTCAATATCACGGTGCAAATCTTTCCAAGCGCACCCGTCCCAATCGGTGCAATCCTTGCCCGCTGCTGTAAGCCTTATGCTCTCATCATCTACAATAAACCGTGTAGGTTCACCGCCGCAAAGCACGGGTTTCCACAAGGGGCTTGCCGCTCCAACATCAACAGGATTCGCGGCGTTGTTGTTCTCGATAACCTCAATGCGCCCGTCCATAAGCCGCAAGCCGCTCACCCATTCCCATATATTCCCGCAAAGGTCATAAACGCCATAGGGTGTATGGTCGTGCGCCCACGTTGACGGTCCGCTTCCCGTTGCCGTCTTATAACCGCCGTCACACCGCACGCCCTTTTCTTCAGGGTTGCTGTGGCTTGCTCCCAAATTAGTATTGCCGCGCGGGGGTGTACCGTTCTTTTCGCTTTCAAGGGCTACAAGCGCATATTCCGCCGCGGTCAGCAAATGCCAACCCGCGCCCTTTGAAAAACAGGCTCTTGCCGCTTCGTCAAAGTCAATATCCGTTGCGGGCTTTGCAAACGGCAAACTGTAAGGCTTACCGTTTATCAGCGTGCAAGGATATTTCGCAATATAGATTCTGTCAACCTCCTTGCCGTCAATGATGAAGGCGGGGTGCGTCTGATTTGAGCCGCCTTTGAACAAATCTGAATTTGTGCATTTGTCGAACCGTACCATAATGGACGGTATGCCCTCATTGTCGAATACGACAACGTTTCTTGCGTTAATCATCTTTTGTTACCTCCGTTGTTGTTTGTTTATGTTCTTGCGGCTTGTCGCCGCGTTCCGACTTGATTTCAAGCCACATTCGCTTGTATTCCGCCAAAAGGTCTTTGACGGTTCTTTCCACAATCCACCACATAAGGGGTAGAATCAGGAAAAACGCTTCGCCGCCAACGCTTGCGGCGGGACGTTCGGCGTTAGCCGCTCGATTCACGGCGATAAAGAGTATCGCGCCGCACACGGTTATAATCGCATACTTAATCGCTGTTTTAACCACTATCCGCACGCCCTTTCCTCTCAATCAAATACACATACCGCTTTTTCATTTCTTGCGGAACGCCGTTGTCGCGCTTTCGCGAACCCGTCCAGATTGTGCCGCCCGCTTCTCCCTCGCAAACGAAATTTGCGGCTTTTAAGCTCGCTCCGTTTTCGCTTGCAAGAATGTATGTAATTACTTTTTCATATCCCATATCACGGGCGATTCTCACGCAAGCCCCATACAGCATTGAACACGCGTTCCGCGTACCGTCTGTACACAAACGATTGATTTCAAGCGTTACGCCGTTATCAAAATGACGGCTTACGGGTCTGCCGCATATCGCAACGCCGACAAGCTGTCCGCCGTCTTTGCACCCTATACAAAACTTGCACCCCGCGGCGGGCTTATGGTGTCGGTGATTCTGCGCAACATACTCATTTGCCGCTTTAAGGGTTATCGGCACAATTTTCATTTTCCGCCGACCTCCCTGCCGCTCTGAAGCACCTTTGACATTGCCGCTTCAACATCTGATGTGTTCACCGCCTTATCGTCAATGTACATATCCGCAAAAACCTTTCTGCCGTCAAATCCCGCGCCGTATTCCTCGGGGTATTTGCTATCGGGATTTTCATTTATAGCATACAATTCAATTCCCTGTTCGGAACAAAATTGAATTGCTTCGTCAAGCAGCGCCCGCCGCGTTCCGTTCTCGCGGCAAGTGTGGAGAATGATTCGCGCCCCTTGTGCCTGTTGCCGCTTTATGTACTCAATGACAAGCGGCTTTGGCGCTCCAATGTCGGGGAATTTGTTTTCGCAAAGCGTACCGTCAAAGTCAACGGCAATCGTCTTGTAAAATTTCAACGCCTGCGCCGCCCTCGGCACAAATTTGCTTTGTCCGTCACACCCGCCGCAATGCGGGTGGCAAACATATAGGTTGTTTCTAAATCGTCAAGTGTAAGCTGTTCGGTGTGCGCTTGCGCTCCGCTATGCTCCGACTTGTACTTTCTATATGCCCGCGTATATTCGATTGATTCACGGAAAACGTTATATGCCGCTTTATGTAACTTTGGTTCATATTTTTGGAGCATTTCAAGTTCTTGCTCGAATCTGCTTCCGAACGGACAGGCGGCGCAACCCGTGCGCTTGCACCCATAAACTGTATACGCCGCGCTATGCGTCACACCGAAAAAGCGGTCATATTCCTTTTTGTCCGAATCACCGAACCAAAAAAGCGGGAAATGTTGGTCGCCGTACTTGCTACTTTCATTAAAGCAAGATTTATAAGCCGTGTTTCTCGCTCCGCCCTCTGCTTTCCTTATGCCCAAAAGCGTTAAATCAGCGTGCTTCATTTTGGCATATAGCAAAGCGGGGGACTTTTTTGCGCATTTACAGCATTTGGGGCTAATTTTAAATTGTGGTGGATTCTCGCGCATAAACTCCTTTAAAAAAGGTTGTTTTGCTATATTGAATCTGCTGTTTTCTCCGAAATCGTTGCACCACCACCGCAAAGCGGCTTTACATTTGGGATAACGCTTTAAAAGAACGTCAAGCGGTTCGTCCTCCCAAGCAAAATTGTGCCTTTGAAGCCGCTCTATATTTTCAGCAACTTTTTTACTGAAAAAGGGTTGTCCGTACTCTTTGCAAGCAATCGGAATCGGCTTTTTTGGTCTTTCAATATCAACCGAAATATTGTACTTTTGTTCAAGATAACGGATATGGTCTTTTGTGGCTTGCATTTCCAAGCCCGTATCATAAAAGACATATTGCACCTTTTTCAGCCTGTCGATTTTGTGAACCATATCCAACATAATATCCGAATCCGCGCCGCCCGAAATCGCACAAATGATGATTTGCGGCACAACCATATAACGATTTGTTTTGCAAAACGCTGTCATAATGGTTTGTGTTGGCGCGTCTTTCCAACATTCGGGGGGTAATGAAATAACGCTCTCGTCAATCGCGCTGTTATTTGTATCCAACTTTACCCCTTCCCCTCTTTCCTTGCCGCTCCAACGCTTCCCGCTCCCGCATTGCTGCCGAAAACTCACAAAGCATATCGGCAACAAGCGGATTCAATGCCCGTTTTTCGCCCTCTGTAAGCCCTGTTTCAGGGTCTGCGTTGTCGGCGGTATCTTTTATGTATAGCGGCGTTGCGTGCGATTTAGGGGGCGTTTCGCCCGCCATAAGCGCATTGTAACGTTCTTCCGCCGCCGCCTTGCTCTGCTCCGTGCCGATAAGCGTTAGCCGCTCGTTCGGCAAAAGCTCCGCCGTGGAATCCGTGCCCACATCTTCAGCGGAAACAATCTTGAAAACGGGAACGGCGGCAAGCTGTGTCCCGTCAGGTGCGCGAAGCGGCATTTGCCCCGCGCACACAAGCCTTTGATTCTCTTTCAGCGTCATTGCCGCGCCGTCCTCCTTTCGTAATGATTCGTTATACCGCCGCGCGGCTTGCAGAATTGCCCCTATTTGCGCCCGCAAGCTCTATGCCCTTAATCATATAGTAGATTTTTTCCTGCTCGTTCTCGGGCAATCTCGACACGATACGCGCAATCTTTTCGCTTCGGGTTTCGTCCTGCTGTGTGATTTTTTCAACGCTTTCATTCATAGTTTTATACCTCCTTTCGCGCAAGCCCTTTTATCAAAGTTGTGTGGGTGTGAATCTTTGCAAGAAGCAGACGGTTTCACACGTTACCGCCGCACATTCGCTTGTCGGGGAAGTGCGCCCTTATCCGATTTCGCGCTAAAATCGGCAAACTTGCTGTTCGACAAAGGGATTTTCAAGCGTTGTTTCCCTTGAACCGCTGCCGCCATTTTCTCATTAAAAACCCGGCGAAAACTTGTCAAACAGTACCTCACAACCCTGATAAAAGGGCTTGTTCTTATTTGGTGCGTCCTCTGCCGTTCGTGCGCGGCTCGGGGCGATATGCGGGGCGGCGTGCCGCCCACTGTGCTTATCTTTCGTATAAATGCAGGTTTGCTATTTCATATCCTGTAAGCGGCGCTACTTCGGGGTGTTCGTTAAGGTAGATTTTGCAACGAAGTTCGGCTTCGGCGTTTTTCTTTTCAGCGTCTGCCGCCGCTCTCGCTTTGCCGCAAATTGCCCTTATCTGTTTTCCCGCTGTTGGTGTGTAGCCGTTTTCTCCCGGTGTAACGTGGTATTTCATAAAATACACCTCTCTAAAATTGTTATTTGGTGCGCCCCCCGCCGCTCGTGCGCGGCTCGGGGCGATATGTGGGGCGGCGGTGTGCCGCCCGTTAAGCTATTGTAAAGCTTTTAAATAATGCTCTACCATTCCTTTCGTGATATAATGTATTTATCGGCTCTGCCAAGCCGAAATAACACGAAAGGAGATATGCCAATGCGCGAAAAGACCAAAGTAATTTGTTTTGATGTTACGGCTATGCCGCCGAACGAAGTAGATTCATTCTATAATCACATCAACGGTTATGCTTTTTTAACAGAAAAAAGGCAGAACCACGAGACAGGAAAAATAATTTCCATAAGGGCTTTTTTCGGTGAAAATGATGATTTTGAAAAACTTCTTGTAGGATTTAGCGGCGTAAAATATACCGACATCACGGGGACTGACCTTTTAAATCGTTAGGCGGAACAGGTTCAAAAACATACCGTTCTCCGTCCCAAGTAACTTTATATGTTTCGGGAATATTAGGGGTATCGGTGCATATTCTCAAAGCAGCGTGTGGATAGGCGGGGTCATAATCAATTATGGCTCTGCCTTTACCTTTTGCAAGGTAGAACGCAATCGCCGACCCTATCCGTTCGATTTTTTCACAGTCAAATACGGTCATTTGTTCGCCGTTGCTTTCAGAAATCCCGAAATGTTCAAGAAGTTCGTTGTAGTTTGGCTCGCTCACGCTCTCACCCCCTTTCGCTGCTCGGTTTGCGCCGATTGGCTAATTTTTGCCAAATAATCTTTAATGTTTTGCTTCGCTTACCGTTCTACCGAAAATCTCAAAACCTTTGAGCATATAATAAATTTTGGCTTGCTCCTGTTCGGGAAGCCTTGCAATTAAGCGGGCTAACTCCTCTGTTTTACTTTTTTCCTTACCGTTGAGCTTATCGGTGTTCTTATCAACGTTTGTATTCATAATCCGTACCTCCTTTTTTCTGCTTATAAATTGTAAATCTGTTGATAAACATATTATAGCATATAAAAATCTGTTTGTCAACAGTTTTTTTAAAAAATTTTTAGAAAAATCTGTTGACAAACAGATTACAATGTGATATACTTATAATCATAAGGGAGGTGGAACAATGTCTATTGGTTCACGCATAAAGGAATTAAGAAAAAATCATTTAAAAATGTCGCAAACCGAATTCGGAAAGCGGCTCGGTGTAAGCATAGACGTTATAGCCAATATTGAACACGAGCGTTTGGCACGCCCGGAACAAAAAGAGCCTTTGATGAAACTCATTTCTAAAGAATTTAGCGTTAATTACGATTGGCTTATGACGGGCAAAGGTGAAATGTTCGACGAATCACAAGAGGATTTTTTTGATAAACTTGCTGAACAATACGGTTTGGGGAGTTATGCGCGAAAAATTCTTGAATTTTACGGCTCGCTTGATGATGAACATAAAGAAACGCTTGAAAACTTTATATACCAAGCGGCAAAGTGTGTGTTGGAAGATAGCATTGCCAAAGCGCAAAGTGGTATTGTTGATGTAATATCAACCGCCCAAAAACCCGAATTGGTTGGCGCTGCGGCGGCGGTTTTCGATGAGGCTTTCAAATATTCTGGATTTGGCAACATCGAAAGCAATAACGAAGAAAGCGCGGTTGACAAAACAATTTCTATTTACCGCGCCGCCGACAGTCAAGAGCATACAGAACACGAAATTATTAAGGACGGAAAGGAAACAATTGACAAGCTGAATCAAATCCCGCCCGTTACCAAAAAGGAAGATTTTTAATCTAATACTAAGCCGCTCCGTGGAAATACTATTCTGCGGGGTGGTAGAGTTGGCTAATATATACGGCGTTTATAAAAAGGCTCGTAATGCTTCGTGGCAAGCCCTGATTGACAACCGGGTTGACAGTTTGCCCGTTGATGTGGTTCAGATAGTCGGCAACAACGGAATAAAGCTGTTGAAAGACAGTCAAGCGCACGAATTAAGGAGCGGCGAAGCGGGAATAAGCGTATTTGACGGCAAACAATGGTTTATCGTTTATGATGATTCGCTTCCGCTCGTGCGCAAGCGTTTTACCGTTGCGCACGAACTCGGGCATATCTTTTTGGGACACCCACTTGTTGCGGGATTCCACGCGCGGACAACGGGCGGAAATCTCCCACAAACCGAAAGCGAAGCCAATGTTTTTGCAAGCCGTTTTCTTGCGCCCGCTTGTGTGCTTTGGGGGCTGAACGCCCACACCGCCGCCGAAATATCGCGCATTTGCGAAATATCAAAAGAAGCGGCGGAAATCCGCGCAAAGCGTATGGCGGAGCTTTACAAGCGCAATATGTTTTTGACAAGTCCGCTTGAACGGCAAGTTTACGGGCAATTCAAAGAGTTTATCGAACAAAACCGCTTAATAGCGGCAAAATAAAAATAAGCCGCTCGCGGAATGGCGGGCGGCTTATTAAATATTAAGAGGTGTAATCTATGGGCGTTTTGATTTTTATTATTGTTCTTTTACTTATTATTGGTTTTGTTGCTACATATCCTTTTATAGGCATTCCTATTATTGTTATTCTTGTTATAATTGCAATAATAAAACGGAAATCATTAAAAGCGTGGTACGACAGTTTGCCTGATTATGAAGAACAGAAAAAGAAAAATGATTCAACCGACACTTCTGTAAATCAATGGAAAAAGCCTTTCGGTCGTTGGACTGAGAGGGAACTATCAAAACAAGGGCAAGAAGAACGTTATAGACGTTCCATCTATGATGATATCAGAATTTTGAATATAGATGAAACAAGTGGAGTTGCCTTGATAGTCGGAACACAAGGCACGGTATATGATGTAACATTAGATAGTTGCAATTGTCCTGATTTTGAACATAGGCATTTACCTTGCAAACACATTTACTTATTGGCACGAAAAAACTATGAAAAGCAGGAAACGAAAACAGACAATGACAACAGTAAAAAAACGGATGAAGCAGTATCGGCGGATAAATCCTCCGATTATAAACACTTGGGGTACGACCCCAACGCGCTTGATTTTGAAGATGAACACGAAAAAGACATCGAGCGTTGGAGGAATAAAATTGAGAAAATGGAAGATTCCGCACACGACAAAGAAAATCCCGATGATGTTATTTCTACTTTAAGAAAAGCGGTTGCTTTATGTGATGATTTTCGCGAATTTTGCTCATTATATACTGGCGGAACGTCCTATTATGACGCTTACGAAGCAGATGATAAAGAACGTATAGAGCGTGATATTGAAGATTATATCGAAAATGAATATGAGGACGCTAAAACAGAGTACGAGGAACTTCAGCAAGCGAAAAAAGAATATTCCGCCTTGAAACGTAAAATCCTTAAGGCGATTACTCTTTCTGAAAATGGATTAGTACATAAAGACATTGTTGCTCTAACCTCCCCGGAAAATAAAAATTTAGCGGAGCGTGCATTAAAAGAGTTGGTTAATAGTGAAAGTATATCCAAAGAAAAGCGTGGCAACAGGTGGGTGTATTTTGTATAAAATGGGGTGCAGAAAATGAATAAAGTTTTAAACAAATCTACCAAACAAACAAGGGCGGTTATTTACGCCCGCTATTCCTCGCACGGTCAGCAAGAACAAAGCATTGACGGTCAGCTTCGCGATTGTTACGCATTTGCAGAACGTCAGGGCTATATGATTATCGGGGAATACATAGATAGAGCGCTGACAGGGCGCAACGACGACCGCCCGGACTTTCAACGTATGCTTGCGGACGCGCGAAAAAAGCAATTTCAGCATATTATCGTTTGGAAGTTGGACAGATTTGCCCGCAACCGCTATGACAGCGCGGTTCACAAAGCCGAATTGAAAAAGTACGGCGTGCGCGTTATTTCCGCAACCGAGAACATCACGGACGAACCCGAAGGCATAATGCTTGAAGGCTTGCTTGAATCCCTCGCCGAATACTACTCCGCTAACCTTTCAAAGCACGTCAAGCGCGGTATGCGCGAATGTGTGCTTGCAGGACATTACACGGGCGGAATCCCACCGTATGGCTTTAAGGTTGAGGACAAAAAACTTGTCGCGGACGAAAACACCGCTCCCGTGATTCGGTATGTATTCGAGCAATACGCAAAGGGCGTTCCTAAAAAGGAGATATTCGACGAGCTGAACGAAAAAGGCATTACCAACGCGCAAGGAAAGCCGTTCACGCTCTCCAGTCTACAAAATAACCTCCGTAACCCAAAGTATATAGGCAAATTTGTTTATGCGGGTGAAACGGTTGAAGGTTGCTGTGAAGCGCTTGTAAGTGAGGAGGTGTTCAACGCCGTGCAAAAAAGGCTTGATTCCGTAAAGCACGCGCCCGCTGCGGGCAAGGCGCACCAAGATTATTTGTTGCAAGGGAAAGCGTTTTGTGGCAACTGCGGCGCTCCGCTTGTGGGAGAATCGGGAAAGAATCGCCACGGGAATTATTACCATTATTACGCTTGTGCCAACAAGAAAAAGTTGCATACTTGCCCCAAGAAAAACGAAAGAAAGGGATTTTTGGAATGGTATGTCGTCGAACAAACCGTTGAATATGTGCTAACGCCTGAACGCATAGATTACATAGCCGCTCGAATCGTGGCAAAGTATGATGAAGAATTTAGCGGTAAGCGCATAAAGGAATTGGAGCGTCAAGCAAGAAAGTTGGAAAGCGAAATAAACGCCGCCGTGGACGCTTCGCTTGTTGCTCCCGAAAAAGTGCGTCCGCGTTACTTTGAAAAAATTGAAACGCTCGAAACGCAAAAAGCCGATATTGAAATGAACCTTGCAACGCTGAAAATCGCCAACGGGTACAAGTACAGCAAAGAACAAATTGTTGCGTGGCTGAAAATGTTCTGCAACGGCGATAAACTGAACGTTGATTTCCAAAAGCGAACTATTGATGTGCTTGTAAATTCCGTGTATGTGTATGATGATAAAGTCGTTATATATTATAACGTTGAAGGCGGCAAACAAGTTTCATATATTGAAATGTGTGATAGTATAGAGGATTCAGAGCCTTTTGACGCGCAAGGAAAGGAAAAAGGCGGGGTTCGGATTTCAAATGCTCCGCCCCGCCAAACTTGACAAATCCGGAACACGATGGTGGTTCGGATTTTTTCGTATTTTACCCTGGTAAGTCTGTGTTCGGATTAGTGGTTTACCTTTAATGAAAGCACCCACGGCATAAGGCTGTGGGTATTTTTTGTTTGAAGGTTAGTTATGTCTAATTAAGTAAGGCAAAAAGAATGAGCTATAATATATTATAATAGGTACATGAATACGGAACGGGAGTAAAAGAAATGCCAAAATCTGAAACCAAAGTGAGGATACTGTACATATACAATCTGCTGTTACTTTGCCATTTGAAATATGCGCCGAACAATAGGCGCGTATTTTTGGTTGACGCTCAAATGATTTTTGTCGGCGGAGTCTTTCTCATAACCGTAAGGAGCGGTATCTCCTATGAATTTCCCTTGCCATTTTTTCGTCATCATTGCGGAACGCATTTTCTTCGATATATCTTGTATGTAGTATTTATCTCTGAAACCGTAGTATATGGGTGAAGCCAGAAAGGAGGCGATGAAATGACAGAGGATGAAAAAATTATTGAAATGTTTTTTGAACGTTCGGAACAAGGTATACGAGAGCTTGATAAAAAATACGGTAAATTTCTTCACAAAATTTCGCAAAACATTGTAAACGATTTGCAGGACGCAGAGGAATGTGTCAACGATGCCTATCTGGGAGTATGGAACGCGATCCCTCCGACAAGACCAGACCCACTGCTGACATATGTTTGTAAGATCGTTCGGAACATTTCACTAAAGGTCTATTACAGAAAGACAGCGGCTAAGCGGAGCAGCCTTTACACGATAGCTATGGACGAGATCGAAGCCTGTATAGCAAGTTCGAACACAGTGGAAACCGAGTTCGAGGCAAAAGAATTAGCCCATATCATTGAAGGCTTTTTAGATACATTAACCGCAGAAAATCGTGTTATCTTTATACGTCGCTACTGGTTTTCTGACAGCTGTAAGGACATAGCCGAGCTTGTTGGGCTTACGGAAAAAAATATCTCCGTCCGGTTGACACGCATCCGTAAGAAAATGAAAAACTACTTAATTGAAAGAGAGGTATTCGTATGAACTCAAAGAATTTTTCCGATGCAATGAACGAACTTGACAGCAGATATGTTGATGAAGCTATCGGCTACAAGGCTAAAGTGCGTAAGCACACTTGGATCAAATGGGGTACTGTCGCCGCTTGTCTGTGCCTTGCGGTAGGATGCATTGTCATGCTTGATTTGAAAAAAAGCCGCAGTATGAACAGGGAAACTGCAAAACACGTCTACACATTGCCGCAGGCAGAGAAAATGAGCGTTAAGTTTGTTGAAATGAGTGGCGACCATTTTAAAGCGGTCACCGTTGATGTAGGCAACAGCGAAATTTTTCCCATCAATGCTGAACTATCCATTGTATTTGATTACGACACGGAAATCTTTTTGAATGATGGAACGCGCATAGTTTTCAATCCAGACGAACCCGATACAGGCGTGATAGATTGGGAAACGGGAACTCTAGTCGATGTCGAGTTTGTAAACTACACGGAATATCTTACAGGCAACCATTTCTACAATCAAGTTTGCGCGACCCGTGTCGCTCCCGCGAAATAGCAGAGAATCAAAGCTAAATCCCTCGCGTTCTCGTGTTTTTACACATATTTAGGCCGATGATATGATGATTAGGCATTGAATGCGCTGCTTGAATTCAAAGAAAAGTGGCAACAGAACTATCCGAGCTGCGTTAAAAGTCGGGAAGAAAATTGGGATATCCTGTCCACATTTTTCACATATCCCGCTGAGGTTCGCGTATGACCTACGGTCAAACTAGATAATATATACGACAAATATTATCGAGGGACTGAATCGTCAATTCCGCAAGATTACGAAAAACAAGCCGTCATTTACCAACGATGACAGCCTGCGAAAAATTTTGTATCTTGCGTCGAAATTGGGAGCTGGTATCTAACCAGCTTTCGACAATGTTCGCGGACAGAGAATCCGCGTAATCGGATTTCTTCTCTTAGATCAGCTTTATTCCCGATGTATCCGCGCCCGCAAGTGATCGGCTGATACGTTCTCCGATATTTAAATACGAATTATCCGCTTGCCTTAGCATATACAGATCGTTTTTGCTGCCGCCGTAAGCCGCGACCGTTTAGCCGTCATCTTGCAGCAGCTTCACGATAAAATATTTGGTTTCAGCCGAGATAAGCGTATCTGCTATAACTTTTTCAAGCCAAGAATTTCCAAAATTCTTTCCCACAGTATACTGATTACCGAAGAAATAACGAAATAATTCTTGCTGTGGACATCGTTGTAAATTAGATCATCCGGTTCTATGGAATTGCTTTTTGCAAGGTCGTATTTCAGCTCGCGAATTTTGTTGTCGAATCTCATTAACTGAAATCCCGTATAAAAATCTCCGTTAAAGGCGTGTGTTATGTAATTATTCGAGCATACCCGAAAAGAGTCCTGCTTGATAACGGTTTTACCATTATCGCAAATACAAATATTACAAGGTTCGGTGTAAATCGATTTTATTTGATCAACAATTTTTTCCGCAAACCGAAATGAGCCAAACCAGTTTTCGATACCTTGAATAAAGCTAATTTTAGCAAGCCGTTACGCGTATTGAATGCAAATCGAGTTTTTTCATCGTTATTAAGCTCGGAAAATCTCTCCAACGACAGTTTGTTCAGTTCCGCACTGCCGTTTATTACTGTAATATCAAGGTTGCTCAA